GTCTTTGGCCTAAAACGCCGCAGTAGTTCGTTCAATACTCAACGCATTGATCACGTTTACACCGACCCTCATGATCACGGAAACATGCATCTCACCTATGGTGATCTTTCAGATTATGCTTCTTTGGCCACTTGGATCAAAGGCATCCAGCCGGATTTGTTTTTCAATATGGCCGCCCAAAGCCATGTTAGAGTTAGCTTTGACACGCCAGAATACACTATGGACATTACAGGGACGGGAGTAGTTCGCGTGTTAGAGGCCCTTCGTAATTTCAGTCCTAAGACCAAGTTTTTGACCGCTTCTTCTTCGGAGATGTTTGGGTCAGAGCCGCCTCCCCAAAACGAGAAAACGCCGTTCCACCCTCGCTCACCATATGGTGTTGCCAAAGTAGCTGGCTATTATGCGACCGTCAATTATCGAGAGGCTTACGGAATGCACGCTTGCAATGCAATCTCTTTCAACCATGAAAGCCCAAGACGTGGAGAAACCTTCGTGACACGCAAAATCACTATGGCTGCCGCTCGCATCAAACTTGGTTTGCAGGACAAGCTTTATCTTGGAAATTTGGATGCCATGCGAGACTGGTCTCATGCCGCTGATGTGGCCGAAGCAATGTTCAAGATTATCACAGCGCCTACACCGGACGATTTTGTGGTGGCCAGCGGGGAAATGCACTCGGTCAAAGAGTTCGCCCAAATCGTATTCGACAAGCTTGGCCTAGACTGGGAGCAGTATGTAGCATTTGACCCTATCTATTTGCGAGCCTCCGAAGTAGACGCCTTGTGTGGCGACCCCACCAAGCTACGCACACAACTGGGCTGGGCGCCTAAGTATACGTTCGAGCAATTAGTTGATGAAATGATTGAGTTTGATATGCAATTAGCTCAACAAGAAAAGATACTGAAAGATCACAAATGAAAATCCTTATTACAGGCGGAACTGGATTTCTTGGAAAGCATGTCCGCAACGAACTGGAAAAACATGGGTGCCGAACATATGATACTTTGGTGAATGATTGTGGTCAGCATATTGTCCTATGTGGCCCAAAACCAGAACACATTGCGTGGTTGCCGCCCAGCTCTCAACTAAACGCCGAAAAGGACACCTCTGTCGATGCTTGGGTGCAAGAATTACGACCCGATGTCATTCTGCATATGGCAGCTAAATGTGGCGGTATTCTGGCCAACAAAAACAATCCGGCTGGCTTCTTACGAGACAACACTCAAATGGGCCTCAACATATACGAAGCGGCTCGTAAATACGGCGTTTCCCATGTGTATTCGCTAGGATCTGTCTGTATGTATCCAAAATACTGTCCAGTTCCTTTTCGAGAAGATGACATTTGGAATGGCGCAGCAGAAGAAACCAATTTTCCGTATGGACAGGCCAAGAGAACACTTATGATGCTGAGCCAAACTTACAGAGAACAACATGGGATCAAAGGAGTGTTTTTGGTGCCCGTCAATATGTATGGAGAGCATGACCATTTTGATCTGACCAATAGTCATGTCATTCCAGCACTAATCCGTAAGTTTTGTGATGCCGTGAAAAATGGATCATCACCTGTAGAGTGCTGGGGGAGTGGGGAAGCTACCCGAGAGTTTCTGTATGCAGGAGATGCGGCTCGGGCCATCGTCAAAACTGTTTTGGGAACCCTGGATATTGACGTGCCCATCAATTTGGGTGTGGGCCAGGATATATCCATCAAGGACTTAGCCTATCTCATCAAGTCCCTTACAGAATATCAAGGCGAAATCGTTTTCAATGGGGACGTTTCTGATGGACAGCCCAAGAGAATGTTGGATGTCTCGCGCGCACAAAAGCTATTGGGCTGGACGGCAGAAACAGATCTCAAAACTGGATTGCGCCAAACCATTGCATGGTATAGAGAAAACCAATGACAGTCAGATTAGTCAAAGATTACATCGGAGCCCTAGAGGCCGCAAAGACGGCTTTTTGTTTGGCTAGTTCGGCCTTCCCTGATGCTCGAACGCACTATTCCAGCTCGGGCGACTTCCTGGCCAAGTCCGTCAATCAGCAATACACCAAGTGGGAGTTCTATCGCCATGACAGCGGTGTATGGGTGTCGCCTTATTGCGAGATCAATTTCACCTTCAATGACAAAACCGAAGTGATCAAAGTGTATTCCTCGCCTAGACAGAACAGACTAGTGTATCTAACTTATCCATGGCGTAGGGATGAACCTCGCACCATCAAGTTTTCGCGTCTATCTCTCAACTTGAAGAACAATCACTTCAAGGATGACATGCTCAATGCTTGCCGCATAGAGATCATGGAGTTCGTCAAAAAGAACGCCAAGTATCCTATGGACAGCAAACATTTAGAGCCACGATTGAAAAAACTACTGGCCTTCACTTGATGGCGCAACCAGATCGAGGCACACATGAAATTGATACACCTGATATCGCCACACACCAACGCGGCTTTTTGTGGTGAGATGGCGAAAGACGCCATCTTGACTTATGAACGTCCACCTAATCGAGAAGTTAGAGCGCTCTGCAAAATGTGCAAACGCCTATACAACAAAAACCTATGGGATGAAGATGTAAAACGACAAGAGGCCCTAAACGCCCGTTCTAATCGAGAGAAGTTTCATGATTGGTTAGAAACTCTGTCCTATTTCGGGGACAGTGATATGGAAGCAATTCTCTATCCAGTGTCTGTTGTAATGACCTGCGGGTTGGTTATACCTGGGAAATATCTTGCCAAACTACTGCTAAAGGCAGGAATATGAAACTGCTCAAATGCAAACTGTGCAACGGAGAAGTTGATGTTGTCAATAACGACCGCTCTGTCAATCGCAAAGTCAAATGTCGTAAGTGTGGCTCTGGCACCGAGCAAGAAAAAGGCCCGGAGGTGATGGTTATTAGAAGGCGAACGCCTCAATAATCATTCAAGATCCAGCAACGCGATCTGTTCGGCCCACCATTTTTCGTTGGCTGCCTGTTCTTCTGGCGTTGGACAAACATGTCCAGCTGTCAATCGATAGTGGCATTCGGGACACCACCACGCATTGAAGCACGCTTCACATGTGTAGTTGCCGTGGCCCGCGTGTTTGGATGGCTTTTTGCCACAGCCATCACAGGGCTCGTCTTCTAGGTCGGTCGTCCACCAATCATCGGGCAGCATGATCATTCCTCGTCAGGAAAAGAAACCACGGTGAAGCGATCATCGAAGATAGGCTCGATGATAGCTTTGACATCAGACCACCGCAAACCTCCAATACCTACGCCTGGACGCCCAATGACAACATGGCGTAGTCCATACTTCTGCACCATGTCCTTCAAGGCCACAGCCGATTGTTTGATCAGCTCCAAGTTTGCACCATCCATCAAATCATTGATGGTGGGGAAGCTAATGATCAGGCACTTGAACTTCATTTCCTTGATCATCTTCAAGGTAGGGTCGATGTAGTTGCCGTTCCGATCCAATGCACCAATAATGAAGGGGACGTTGGTGCCGAAGTTTTTCAAGCAGGTAGCCAATCGTTGCGAGGTCTTGGGCCATCGCTTAGCACATACGCCCGCACAGCCTCCACCCATAGCCGCCCGACCATCGAGCGTATACATTCCATTGGTGGTAATGCAAATGGCATCTACGCCATCTTCGTGAATGCTCTCAAACAAATCGGCTTTCTTTTCCTTCATAGGGCTCCTTATCTGATCTCGAAACTGGACTTGTAGTGCTCTTTCTTGGCTTGAACCTGAACGATTTCCTTGGTCTCCCAAATTAGTGCCGTGAGACGGCCACCGAAGCAACAGCCCGTGTCTAACCCATAGCAAGCTGTGCCGTCATCAAACTTATCAATTCTGATGTCCGTGTATGAATTGACGTTGTGTCCGTACACCACGCTTTTTCCAAAGGGGCCGAACTCTGTCCAAAACCTGGCATCACAAGCATCTTTGCCTAGCTTGTTGATCTTTTTCAAGCTGATGAATTTTCGACTAGCATCTGTGTATCGTAGGAACAACAGATCGTCTCTTCGTTGTTCAGATAAACAAATGCCGGGCTTCAACCCGGCATGAACAGCAACAACGTCATCTAACTCAATGTAAGTTGGCATGTCGTGAATATAGGCTATGTCTTGATCTGATAGGTCGGAGTAGTAGTCCTTGCGGTCATACACATCCACACGTGTGCCTACGCTTCTGAACCACTTGACAAACTTGTCATCATGGTTTCCCATGATGCATTCTAGCTTCAATTCGCGTGCTCTTTGTACCACACCAACGGAGTCGGGGCCACGGTCGAGCAAATCGCCTAACAATATCAATCGATCCTGTTTCGGATCATATGCGAGCTTTTGGAGCAACTCGTCGAACTCTTCAAGGCAGCCGTGGATGTCTCCCACGAATATGTGTCTCTTACTTTCCATCCTTTTTCAATTCTTCTTTCTTCTCTTCGGCAGGCTGCGGGTCGTCAAAGACAATTCTGGTGCTCTCACCGTGGCCATGCACATAGATTACATCATCAAGTGAATGATACACGTTGATGCTGCCGTGCTCTCCAAGCCAATGGACAACAGCTTCTTGTGTGTCCGTGAAGAGGCAGCCCTCAGCCACTTTACCACAACCACTTACGCCACTTACATCTTTCGTTCTCTCAAAATGAAATCGAAGAATACTCATGTTAGTGATCCTTGGTTATTCCTTCCAAATATGACGACTTATTACCAGCATAAGGCTTGCCCGCTCGTTTGTCAAGATTACGCCTTCAATTTGTTGCGGACGATCTCCTGATTTTTCCAATGTTCATCAGTAGTTATGTGGTTAGCTCTCACAAACTTGGCTACGCATCGTGAAAAGTCATCATCAGCAAATTGAGCGGCTACACGTGCTACTACGCCCTCTCTGACGCCTCCGCAACACGAAGGCTCTTGCATGAATGACAACACTAGCTTTTTCAGCTCTGCTTCGGAGCTAATCGTTCCTCGAAATAAAACGGGGACTGTGGGGACTTCAATCTCTTGGGCCCACAGCTCTACTTCTTCCCAAGATAACCACATGCTGCGCACCAAATCTCGGACGTTGAACAACAAGAAGTATCCAGGCAGTGCCGAATACTCAATAGAGTGTCGGGCAAACGCCCACTCTCCAAATAGCTGGATGCCTTCCGGTATTTTCCACTTGACAGCTCCATGCAAAGCCTTCAATCCGTCGAAAGAGGCGTGCGGGGGTGGGCCTGAGTGTGTGCGCGCATAACATCCATCTGTTTCCAAAGAGGTGTTGCTTCCATCAATCTTCTCGCTGATGATAATGGGCACTCCGATAACTCCGTCAATAGACGCAGCTATCTTGTCGTCATTGATGGCTCCAGCTGACCACGGGAAGTGGTAGGTGCGGTTATACTTAGGGGTCTCCATGGAACTTACTCGGATCGCAATGGTACAATTTACAGAATTGTTTCAAGTCGCTTGATGTAATGTGGTTAGAGCCTTCATCATAAACGGGATACATGAGAGTTCCAACTTCTGCGGTGTGCTCTAATCCCAGGGCATGTCCCAACTCATGCAGAACAACAGAGGTCGAGTTCTCTTCATTCATTCTGTCATTGACCAGCTCAATGAACTCTATGCTGGCAGCAGAGTTGCAATATCCTAATGTGTTGGGGCCCTTCCCGTTGTCCAACATCAGAATATCGGGATACTCGGGACTAACGTTGATAACGATGATGGCGTTTGTCAAGGGTATGTAGGGACGTGGGAGACGTTTGATGTCAAGCACCACCTGACCATTAGTTGCATGCTTCCACTCCATAGCCGCCTGCATGATGTGAAACAACTCATCATCATCGATGTTTCGATCCAAATACAGGGTCTTGTGGATAGGTAAAGCGTGGTATATCTGTTTGTGTCGCAGAAAAGGAGTTGCAATATGAGCCACTCCAATCAGCAGGATGATGGTCAGTATTAGGCCCCATAAGAATATGCGCATTTAGCCCACCAACAAGAACTGGCGCATTTTAGATCTGCGCACGCATTGAGCGAACTTCTTGATCTCGGGGCCATTCCCTGTGTCCAAAACTGCTTGTTCGATCTTATCAACGTCAGCTTGCTTGACCTTCTCGGCCAGCAATCGCATGTAGGTGAAGGAACCAGACTTGATGATCAGATCTTCAATCAATTCCAAATCGGCGGGTGAATGTTTGGCCAGCTCGAATAAATACCTGGGCTTACCGGACTCCAAAATGATGTCTCGGAACTTCTTGGTGCTGGCGCTCTTGACATGTTTCAGGAACATATGCGCATACTGCACACTCTTGGATTTGATGACCAGGTTCCGCAATAGTTTGTGATCTGCCTTCTTGATGAAGCAGGCAAAGTGAGTGATGTATTTGATCTTCCTAGATCCAACTACTACATCTTGCAACGCTTTGATATCAGCATTTGGAATGGATAATGCGAAAGCGTAAGCCCATTTGGGATCTTGACTTTCCAAGACGACCTTCCGCATAAGGTATGTTCTGTGGTCGAACTCGGAAGCAAAAAAGTAGGCCCAAGCCGCATCACCATTCCTGATAATTTCGTCTTGTAGCCGTTCTAATTCCTGCGTTTTATGACGCTTGATTTGGCTAATCCTATCGATCCACTCGAAGTAATCAGCACCACCACCATGATATAACTCCATACCATGTATATATCGCTATATGGATATGGTCTTCAAGTCATTTGTGGCGTATTCTTGTTGTGCCATCTAAATTGTTTTGTTTTGCGGACAGTGGACGCAAATTGGCCAAAGCCCAACACTTTTTGAATGCCTCGTCTTCCATAGATGCATATTGAAATGTAGAATGCGGAATGATATGATCAATTTGCCATGTCCAGGTGGCAGGATCGCTATCGTCCCAAGTAGCAGTTTTGTATGATCCATGATTTTCCCAGGTCATCCAGGGCTCGAACTGCTTTTCTAAATGTGTTTTCAATTCATCGATTGTATATGGAAGAAACTCCAAAATAGACTTGCCGTTTTTGGCTACATCATTGGTTTTAAGCATCGCGCGAATTGACGCAGACACACGCCTTCTTACTTTAAAAACAGGATCACTCTTCATTCTTTTAGCTTCACGCTCGTTTTGTTTCTTTAGTATGGCTTCTTTGTTTTGCTTATTATACTCTACCTTATATTCTTTACGATACTCTAAAATGTCTTCTTTATTGTTTTCGTAATAGATTTTTGTTTGGGCGCTTATTTGGTCTTGATGTTCTTTCCTATAAGTCTCCATGTAAAAGGCAATTTTTTCTTGATTTTCCTGTCTATATTGTTTTTTGTATATTTGGGCACATTCTTTGCAAGAGGAGCGGTATCCATCTTTTGATGCGTTGTGTTTAGAAAACTCCTCTACTGGTTTTTCTAATTCACAAGATATTTTACCACGACAGATTTTAGTTTTCAATGTAGTCCAATAGTGTATCCAAAAAGCCATTTGACCAAGTTCCATCTTTACGATTTACATCGATGAAGTTCTTCACCGAAGTGGCTTTACCCATAAATATAGCAAAAAATGCCGGTTTAAATGGCTCTCCATATTTATTTAGTGTAATGGCGAAAGTCTTTTTATCAGTATTAATGACCGATGCCTCTAACAAGATTTGTGTGTAAAGTTGTTCCTGCTTCTCTAACCACTTCCTATATCTTTCTTTAATAGAAAGTAGGTTATTGGCAACTTCCTGTGGTAAAAACGATATTACATCATCCTCTTTGCCATTCAAAATAATTTCCAAACAATTCCTAGGTGAAGTCCCTAATGCATCCCTGATTTTGTTAAGTGCAACATAATTAGCATTCTTTACCTTAATACGATTGAAACATCCATCTCTAACTACAACGCCTTCATGTTCAGCCGGATTAAGTGAGGATACCCAATCGACGAGTTCATTCATGGTCGTGTAGGTGTGTGCCTGCACAAATGGAACACCAATCACAGTAGCAAGACCCAAACAGGCCGGATCTTCTTCCTGTAAAGTCTTCATATTGCGCGCAGCTAACAACGTTATGCCGTTGTTTGGATAGCTAACCACAATACGGTTATAGGGCGTAGTTAGCTCAAAACAATACGTATATGCCTTGTCCAAATAGGAAGTAAGGTCATTGAATGAAAACTTACACGTATCCTCCATGGCCTTCTCGAATAATGAACGGAAAGTAAAGAGGCCATTATCCATCAGCAAATCAGCCTCGGATACACTTCGAGTTGCTACACACCAACCCTCAACTCCCCTTGGATCTCTAAATGGATCCCAATAGACAATGCACAGAGTTCCATCCAACTTTTCCAGGATAGCCAGCATGGGATCGCTCCAATCGATGATGGCAGCACAACCCTGTCCCATATTGAAGAACCTGTTCATTGGGTATGCGAGCACACGAGTTTTGCCTGGACAGATATGATCATAGCATAGCTTACTATTGACCATTACGGCTTGTGAAGCCAATGAATGACCGTCCTCACAAGACAAGACTAATCCACGACACTGACAAGCCAATGGATCAGTTTCCTTTGCTTCGATCTGATCGTAGTTCAGCGACCACTTATGGCCTGACTTGGAAAACGAAGCATACACTCCGTGCTCCTTGACAAGATCACCGAAGGTCTTGTGCTCTAAAAACTCCTGCACCAACAGCATAACATCACCTAAATCGTAGTCCTGGATCAATTCTCACTTGTGGATGAACAATGGATGCAGCGTCCGCAGCTCCCTGTTCCCACGCCTCTCGTAGTTGTTTTCTTGATGGACGTGGACATCTGGCAAACTCTTCCTTGGTCAAACCAACGAGCATCCACTTCTCGCCATACTTCTCCTTCAGGCTGGCGTAGAACTCCTCATCGGTTAGCTTCCACAGAGGATTGCTTCTCTTGTCAGCTTCGATTTCCTCTCGGGCCTGCAAGACGTTGGAAACAGCATCGCCCACCATCTTGGACATGTTGGATTGCAGCGTTTGCAACTCCGACACCTTCATCTCTTCCACTTCCTCAGAAGCCAAGATTTCCTCCATAGCCTCTCGGAAGTTTTTCAGAGCTTCCTTGCCCTCATCACTCAAAAACCCATTACCCTTGAACCACTTACTCATTGTCTTTTACCTTTGTTGTTAGTAGTGCTAGAAAGCAGATCACACTTGGGATAACTGCCGCATAGCTGAATGCTACCGGATTATCAGTTCCCACTGTGATGGCTGTCTTCATAGCCCCATCTATATACATGCGGCATGCCATGTAGATCCCAAACCAGCCGCCAAAGAACAGGGCAATCTTGAAGAGCCAGCCTTGTATGAATAGCTTGTATAGGACATAGATGCCTAACAGCAGTATGATAGCCAATGCGATTTCCATGTTCATTCACCTTTCGGCAAGATACTATCGATGGTAGCCACGATGTCCAGTTTGCGCAAGTCCTCGTAGACCCGATCCCACTTGCTTTCCGGAAACTCGACAAGCACCTCGGGCTTGGGCGGATATTCCTTGATGATTTTGATGTCAGGCAAGGATTGGAGAGCCGAGCGGAATTGTTTCAATGCCGGCTCGGCTTTCTCTCCATAGGCCACTTTGAGAAAGATGAGGCGCTTCATCGGTTAGAAGTTGCCGGCAGCGACCTGAAAGCAGGGCAGGCCTAACTCCCTCCAAAGGGCAACCACCTGATTTCGATCATCGAGCACCAGCTTCACGAAGAACTTACCTTCGATGTTGGCCTGATAGATCTCTCGCTTGATAATAGCGTCTTTCCTCATGTCGCCAGTCTTGCGCATGAAAAGCTTGTAATCAATAGGATGCTGCGTACCACTATATTGGATGAGGCAGTGCTTCTCAATAAAGCGCCTGGTCTCTGGTTCGTACTTATCTTCTCTACCAGAACAGAACAGGATCTGGTATCCGTTTTGATGATACAACTTGACGGTCTCAACCACTGGTGGATTGGGATCATCGATGACATCGCAGTTAGCAGCATCGTAAGGCGAACGCTTGCCAGCAAACAATGCCAGCGTTCCGTCCAAGTCCGAGATGATGGCCTTTGGCAAGCTCTCATCTTGGTTGGCTGGCGTGAATGGCGCATCCAGAGTATAATTCCTCTTAGTGAAGATCTCGGATTTTGGATGATAGAAAGAGAATTGCTTGCCACCCAGTTCCTTGAACCATTTCTTGACCACAGCTTCGCCAACCTGTTCCTTGCTGACACGCTTAGCATCACGAGCCAGAAGTTCTTCTAGCTCGCAATAGAAAGGCTTCTCGAACACCTGAATGTCTCGGTTCATTTCTTTGGCAATCTTGCAGGCATCCTCGAAGTGTCTCTTGTTAGCATTGACGTTATCGATGATAACGTTTTTGCCACGCTTGAAGGCCTCACGGATTAGGAAGTTGCGGGTCTCCCCAATCAGCTTCTCGTAATCGGCTGACCACACGGAGCCATTGGTCATGGCTCGGATGTCGTCATTGTTGATCCTAACCCAGTTGGACGGATCTCTGGCAACCTCAGCCTTGGCCCAGGTGCTTTTCCCACATGCGGGTGCCCCGATTGTCAGAATACACTTGATCATCTCATCACGCTTCCATTCTTAGTTCTTTTTCCAAAGAGACCTGCGCATCTTCCAATTCTTTATTAGAGGCCTCAAGCTGCTCACGTGTAGCTCTAATATCTTCGATGCGAGATTTGTTTTTGGCAACTTGAAGTGCAGCTTCCTTTTCAATGTGATCGAAGACGGTTTCATTCGTTTTGGTAAATGGCCAAACAAATATCCAATAGAACGGCCATAACACTGCGGCTGACGTTCTTGTAGCCCCATTTTCATCCACTGTCTCATAATAGCCCCTCACCATTTTTATGGGCCATCGATGCTGACCATAACCATGAGTAGCGCCAGAGCCCACTATGTAGATTATGATGCCAAAAAGAATGCTAAAAAAGATTGTCATGGCTTTGGATTTACTCCCAGTTCACGGGCAGTCTTGACTGCCAACATGTCCATCAGAGTTTGTGTAGCATTGGCCCCTCCACCACTACTTCCACCCATCTGAACATCAGGTGTTTGACGTTGCGCACCAATGGCCTTGGCTTGCTCGACAGCAATTTCCTTGTAAGCATCCAATCGCTCCAAGGTGTAGTTGTTAGCCTGCATGGCCAATCTCTTGGCGTCTGCATCGGCCTTGGCAGTGGTAATGGTCTGTTGAGCTGCCAGCTTGGCCGTCTCCAATGATAGAGCAGCTACGTCCTTATCCTTCTCGGCTTGCGTCACGGCCACAGCCTTGTCTTTCTCAGCGGACGTAACGGCGGTTGCCTTGACAACTTCTTGATCCCACTTGGCTTTGGCAGCGGCTGCTTTACCTTGCTGCTCCACAGTTAGTGCGTCTTGCTCTGCCTTCTTGGCATTGACGATAGCTTGCTGCACGGCCATGATAGCTTCTTGCTGCTGCTTGATCTGCGCTTCCACCGCTGGATCGTAGTCGATACCATTGATGGTAATGTTGCTGGCGTTCATACCAAAGCGTTGGATGGGGCTGTCTTCCTCACGCTCGATGCCGTTGGGAGAACCACCATTGACCTTTGGTCGTACGATATCAACAACCTTCTCTTGGCCGGTCAAAGGGTCAGTGGTCTTGATTTGGTCGTGTTCCGTACGATAAACACCATAGACGATCTGATCCGTGATGTAGTTGATGAGGTCAGCACGCTTTTCAGCATAGCTCTCTCGGCTGCTCATCAAAGGGCCGGACATGAAGACGCTCTTATTGACTACCTGGCGAACCAACTCATGATCGATGGCTTCCATGGAGTGATAAGTCTGGTGCAAAGCAATCATCTTGTTGGGATCAGTTGGCAAGGTGTATCGAAGGGAGCCAGAGATGTTTCCATGACCACCATCGTTGAACCTGACCTTGATGCTGTCATCGGTCTTTTTGCCTTCGTCTTCTTTGGCGCTGAACCAAAGCTGAGCGCTTCGCTTGTAGTGCGTGATGGTGCCGAAGTTTTGCCAATGGACACCCGAGGTATCCCAAACATGTAGCTGGCCACCAACGAAATCCTGTTTGATAACAATCTCATCCGCGCCAACGGTCGTCACCATATTGGCAATCAACACAATGCCGCCAATCAGAATGACAACACCAACCACCATCTTGACTATCAGGCTAGTTAGTGTGGCCTCTTCCTTAGAACTCATTTGCTCTTCTCCTGTTGTTGAACCTGCTCCTCATCTTCGAGGGCCTCTTGATACATCTCACCATAAAGTTTTTCAGCTTCCTTATTGACACGGGCAGCTTCCGCTTCCAGGCGTGCCAATTCCAATCGCTCCTTGGCCTCGGCCAAGGGGTTCCTTTTGTGTGGTGTTATCTGTTTGATAAACTTGACCACAGGCACACCAACGAAAAATACACCGCTGGCTATCAGCAGTAGTATCATCAGATCCTCTAACCACATGACTTCCTCTCAATAATGAAATGCTTGAATGCTTAGGCGACTTTGGTCATGACGAAGCTGTTGATATCCGCCAATGATGTCAATCCGGTTTTGGTGCCCAAAGAAGTTCCCGCATTGAACACAATCAAGGTAGGAACGCTTCTAACACCAAGCTTAGCTGTAATGGTCGGAGCAGCATCGATATCAATCTTGACGACCTTGATCTTGCCCTCGTTTTCAGTGGCAAACTTTTCTACCAAGGGTAATTGTCTCTGGCAAGGGGCACACCACTCGGCCCCCATCTCCACCAACACGGGCAATGTTGATTGAAGAACTTCTGTCTCGAAATTGTTGTCGTCTACGTGAATGATTTTGCTCATGGTATAATGCCGAAAAATTGACTGTCTGCTGCGTTGTGCTCGGACAATGTAAGACCGAAACCAAGCCCGTCAAGGGCGTGCACGGCCTTTTTTGATGTTGACGCCCTCGGTCAGCTTGGTGAAATGATCGAAGAATGGTTTGTAGGTATATAGCTTGTGCTTCTCAATGATATCAAAGGGGAAACTGTTATGCAGTCCCATGACTTGAAGTTCATTCTCTACCTTATACTGATTGAAGAATTGGCATAGGTTTTCCAAGTGGGTAAATCTAGATTTGGCCTTGCCCTCCAACACTTTGAGCTTGGTGTAATGACAAGCGGTGATAACGAACACTACCTTCTCGGTCGGCACCAACGCTGCATAATTGAAAAGCATTTCTCCACGTTCGATCAGTGAATGAACATGCGGCTCGAACTTGCGGTAATACTCATACCAGATCTGGAAACGCAAAGCAGCTTCACATCCCACATAACCAGAAATGATGTGGGTAATGGACTCGATGTCCGTCATTTTGAGTTCCTTCGCTTTGATCAATGCCTGCGAAGCCCAAGTCCAACTGCGAGGCGAAGGAGAAGCGTAAGTGGTTTCCCGTATTTGACCGCAAGCAAATTCGGGATTGCTGCGCAGGAAGCCTAAGATCAAATCGTGCACGTTATTAGCTTGGGCCCAATTCACCCAATGCTGGAAGTCGAAGGTCAGAATATACTTGGCGCCCCTGTCTAACAAAGCGGAACTAAGTTCATTGGAGAAGGCGCCCTCTTGCATCAGATTGCCAGTTAGAATGCAGGCGGCAGCATTGATAGGGTTGCCATTGATCTTCTTGAACAGCAAGATCTCCAACAAGGGGGCCGTGACATCCGGTTGCACCTTATCCACTTCATCGAATAGAATGACGCTATCAGGCTTACTACCAACTTCCAACTTGGGCAAGAAGTATGGCGACTTGTAATTGATGATGTCGCCTTTGGTGTTGATGTCAGGATAGCCAGCCAAGTCAGGTCGCTCAATGACAGATAGGTTGATGTAATTGACTTTGTATCCGCATTCCTTGGCAGCCTGCATAGCAATGTGCGTTTTGCCAACACCCCTGCGTCCAAAGAAGAAGACGTTCTGATTGGAATTGATAAAGAACTTGGTCAGATTGTAGGCCTGCTCTTGATTGACTTCTGGTAAGTTGAGGGAATTATTCACCTACTGACTATATCAGTTGAACAGGGGCTTTTGATCCTTGATGTCATCCACGTATTCAGGGATCCAAAAAGCGGACTCGAAAATCTGCATCGCCACTTCGGCCTGATCATTGCCCTCTTCTACGGCTTGTTTCTTGAAGGTTTCCAGCTCCATATTGGCGGCCTCTGCGGACATGGACAGTGATACTAGGTGCCATTTGTGCTTAGGTCTGCTTCTTTGATAGATGGCATGTATCATCATGTATCTCCTGTCATTAATTCGACAAATCTGATTGCTGTATTGTCCCACGAGTTAGCTTTGATGAAGGATAGTTGTTTGTCAATCCGTTCCTTCTGCAACTTAGCATCGGAGAACAATCGATCCAATGCGTCAGCAATTTGTTGTGGAGTATCAGCTTTGATGGTGGGCAGGTCAGTGAAATGCGGGATAGTGGATGTTATCACTGGAATACCCTTGCTCATAGCCATTCTGGCAGCCCCGCTGGATCCAAAAACTTGATGTCCGGGATCACTACCATACGGAAATACAGCCACAGAGTTAGTTCGTAAGTAGCTGTCCATAGTAGTCTCTGACTGGAAACCTCTTATGATAGCCACGTGATCTTGAATATCAAGGGTCTTGGATAAATCCATCAGCTCATTGAAATACATCTGATGGCCTACTTTGTTATGAGGACTTTCGGAGAACAAGGCAGTGAAAAAGACATCTGGGTATTTGTTCTTCAACAGACTAACGGCCTGAAGAGATAGTTGGAAGTTCTTGTAGTGGAAGCCAAATCCGAACTGAATGAAGGTATGTGAAGAGTGATACAGGTTCCACAGCTTATCCGTTTGTGTAATTGGGTAGCATCCGTGTGGTATGACATGGATTTTACCATGCACCTGCTTGTCGTTTAGCAGCGACAATTTGGCTGCCTCCTGATGAACTACGATTTCAGGAAGAGCTGCCTCACATATTAGCTTATCCAAGTGATGAGGGAAGACGCTATGCAAGATAGTGATTACTCGATACTCTGATAGTTGCGAGATCAATGACAGCCAATGTCTGGCGTCTGGGAACAGTCCATACTCATGATTGATCAAAACGATATCAGGATCATAGTCTTTGATAGCTTTGACTAGGCCCGTTAGCGGTTGGCCTCGTGTCCAACAAGTAATCATCTTGTCGGGTGAGATCTCACCCGTGGGGGCGGTGTTAGTTTCAATGAACAAACGATAATCACCAAGTAGTGGCGCCATAGCTGGGAACAAGTTTTCCGCATAGGTGCTTATGCCACATTGCCGTCTGTAATTGGTGATGATGGCAACTTTCAGTTTTGAGGCTGGCTTCCTGAGCGAAGAAGACGAGAACTTACCGTCCTTGACCTTGTAATACAGCAACAGCTCATCATTGGGAACATTGTCTAAACTAGCGGGCACGCGCAATGTTTGCTGCCCATGATAGTTGAATGGGTAGTCAGAAATGATCTTGATGCGGTTGTTTGTTATTCCGGCATAACGCATTCTTCTACCTTCGATACAAGTTCCCTGAACATATCCGTATCTATTGGTAGGCGAACCTCGTTTCCTGTCAGAAAACTGACCTCTTGCATCAATTTACCCTTGGATATTCCGAAGTAAGGAACAAAACGCCCCAAGTCGAAACTGGTATGCCTCAACTTATCGTGATGATAAACGCATACATAGGGAGTGCCAGACATTTCAGCAAGCACAGCGCCATGATATCTCTGTGTCAGGATAACGCCATACTGAGAGAATAGTTCGGTAATAGAGGACACATCATTACAAGTTGGAAGATGCAGCTTAGGCTTGTGCTTCATCTTGTTGATTAGCTCAATGCCTGCCCACTCGTCATGTTCTTCTGGTATCTGCGACATGGCATAGAAATCAACGACATAGTTGTCTTCTATCAACGCATCCAGTGTTTGGGCCGTTTCCATCTTGAAGGTCTCGAAATGGAGATGTTTCCAATGAGGCTCATCCCAAAGAGGAACTACTGCAACGTTTGGCAATACCAAAACGGAGCGAGCAATCTTGTATCCCTTGCCCGTTTGATTTCGTAGGGCGTAAACGAGATCAGGGATAGCAATAGTGTTGGGATTGATCTGTTTGATCTTGTCCAGGTCATTGGATCGGATAGCGATCAGCTTAGCCAACCTCATCAACTGTTCATGGACGGGGTGGATCTGTGTTTCGGCTCCAAGACCGACATACAGTATGTTTTTGTTTTGCAGGAGAGCTAACGCTTCCGGCGTGATGGTAGGAGCACCGTCCAAGAAAGAACCACCACCAAAAAAGACGGTGGAAACGTCCTGCAACATGGCGGCAGTGATGTGGTCAGTGAACCGAAAGTCGAACTTCGGAAACAACAACTTGAAGGCGTGGATGAATAGGTGATCGCCAAGATTAGGGGGCGACTTGTAGTATCCGTACACCAGAGTTGTCATTTACCAACAGACCGTCCAAGCTACTTCACGAGTGCCAGAAACATTCCATGCGATATTCAGATAGTAGTAGCCGTCATCTCCTTGGGAACACCACCACTGCAAATCATCTTCATGTCCCGGATCGCAAGGCACAACTTCGCACACATCCTTGAAATGAACCGAAACATCATCAGGATGGCTTGTGTTCCGTAGATTGATAGCAATACTGTCGCTTCCGATTACTAAAAGTTCGCCTTTTCTCATGGGGGCTCCTATTAGACGTTGAAGGACTTTCCACAGCCACATTGCTTACTCTCATTTGGGTTTTGGAACTTGAAGCCTTGCTTTATCAGACTGCATTCCCAGTCCAATGTGCATCCATTGAGATACACCAAGCTCTTACGATCTACTACAACAATAATGCCATCAATCGGGAAAATTGCGTCCTTTTCTTTCGGTGTCGTATCCTCAAACTGGATAACGTAGCTAAACCCTTGGCATCCTCCGGACTTGATACCAAGGCGAAGATGGGTGTCGGACGATCCCCTTCTCTGCATTTGCAGTTTGATTTGTTCAACTGCTGCTGGTGATACGAAGATTTGTTGATCTGTCATGGCACATATATGCCGAATTAGTCGCCTCGGCCCTGTCCAAAAGCGTGCATTGGATTGGTGCCATCATCCACTTCGTAATGTTGCTCTAGTGCCGCCCCTCTGAACTGCTTGATGGTGTTGATGAAAATCTTGGCGATGTTCTTGGCGTCATCAATGCCTCGATGGTGCGTTCCTTCGAGAGGCATTCTCAAATGTTCCAAGGCAGCGTCCAGGCCGGGTTCCTTGGCCAGACCGTGAAAGAGGGTGAAACAATTTTTGAGATTGAGATGGCGAGGCCCAAACGGGTATTTGCAGTCGTAGTCTCGGCAGTTCCTCTCGAACATCTTGCGGTCGTAGTCTCCCCAGGATACCATGGTGCGATTAGAAGCATCGTATTCCTTACGAAGAATATCCATGGCTTCTTGGTAATCACACCCTTTATCCACGAACTCCTGAGTTAGGGTGGTGAGTTTGGTGCAGAACTTGCTGAGCTTAGATCTTTGCGGTCGAACGATGATGCTGGCGTTCTTGACGATTTGGAGGTCTTTGACATTGACCACAGCAATTCCGATTTCGATGATTTCGGAGATTTCGTTCTTGGGTTGCACCTCGGGTGGCTCCCAGCAGGTGCTCTCTACGTCTATGACGAGGACATTAGGGTCTGTTTTTCTTGACATGTGCTTTTCCTTTGATCTTGGCCCACTCTTTGGAGCCACTAATGCGGGCAATGAGTGTCTTGGCTCGTTTGCTAGGCTGCTTGGTTAGGAAGCCCGTGCCTCTGGCCTTGTCGTAATCCACAGAGGTCTTGAATTGGCTATTTGTCAGGTCGAGGATGACGCCAGAAGTGTGTTTGAGGAACCAGTGGGGGCAACCCAGGTGTTTGATGTATTGGGGCGTCCAGCCTTCCTTCTTGCCGCCCAAAAGATGGAAGGCAGTTTCACTGGCCACATAGCAATGGCCCGTGGTGTTGGGAATGCTGGGATTGCTTTGTTTGAGCCGCTGATATTGCTTGGTTAGCAGGTCATCGGTCAGATTGTCGAGGATAAGGTCGCAGAAATCAGTCCAGTTCATTGGTTTCACATGAAGGGTAAAAGGTTGCTGTCTTTGAGATGTTGCATGCCGTGTTCATGCACAGCTACTGGATTGCTCGTTGGCACTCCATACGAGTACTCATAGATGGTATCTCCACAAATGAGGCACCTTGCAAAGGAATAGCTCCCGCAATAACCTTCATACCAACCATGTCCGCGTTTATTACCAGCTCTTTTAGCCAACAGGATAAGGGCTTCTTCCCGATCATGCCACAATGTAGCAGCCGCTAATTCACTGGACATGGCGAAGGATCATCCAGGCAATCGGAAGAAGGAATAGGAGGTGTATGATCTGATCAATGGCGATCATCAGGATCTTGCCCATGGCCGTCCCAACAAACTCTCGAAAGCCTTCTTTGGGATCGGGCAGTGAGACAGAGATGTAGCCATCAAGCCCTTTCTGCATTCGTGGCTGGCTCATCTCTGGCGGCCTGCGAATGTATTTGGCCCACAGATAGACCGGCACATAAGTGTCTTCCCCGAAGTGCGACCAGAACAAAACGTTCAACGCAATCAGCCACTCCCACACCGAGAAGTGGCAGAAGAGGAACAGCGGCACGAAACCTGCTGTGTAGATAAGGCAATGCTTAGCTCTGATCTTGGGATTGTTATGTTTGACCATAGCCTCGGCATGGCTCTGGAAAATCCAATCAACAAAGAAGTGAATGAAGCACAGAATGGCAAAGAGGCCACCCATCAGTGCAAGTTGTAATAGCATGACTTACCTCAATTACCGATCTTTATCCTTACTCAGATTGAAGAACAGCCCAATAATAAGCAGGACAGTAATGACAACGAACATGACTGGATGCATTAGGCTCGTAGATCGAATGCTCTTCCGAACGGAGGATTGAATGCACTTCCGCTGGTGATGAGCCAGATGACATCCTTTCCAGGATGCTTCATGTTAGCAATGTCTGTGTCAAGTAGGAACCCGTCCGTGATCACGATTAGGAAGTCGCATTCACCAATATGCTCCTCATAGTCATCGAAGAAGGCGGCATACATTGTTCCACCTCGGCCCATGACCTTGACCTTCATGATCTCTTCTGCAATAGCCTTCTTGATCTTGGTAGCATGATCCCAGTAGATGTCAGCATCAGCCGGAACGATGGTGCCCTCGGAACGCTCATCCAATGCGCACAGCTGCGACAGACCGAAGGCCATATCGTCTTTGCTCATAGAGCCGGAAGTGTCCAGCAGGCAACCGAAGTGTGCGTAGTAGTTTCTACGCTTGGGAACCAGCAGTCCGGTAAACATGGGGCGAGACTTGAACCTCGTCCAGTCATTGCGTCCATTACCAGCACGAGCCTTATGCAAACGAGTACGGATGATATCCTGCCATCGGATCTTGGGAGCCGTCAATTTGCCAAGCTCATCTTCCAAGGCGGCTGGAACGTGTCCTGCCATCTTACGAGCAGCTTCCATAGCATCCGAGATCCTCTTGGCCAACTTTTCTTCGCTCTCCTCGGAGTCCATATGGTCATCTACTGTGCCACCCAATCCGAAGATGTCGATGCCTCCATTGCCACCACCGCCACAGTGATCGCACGGGCCCAAGATGTCGTCATCTGACTGACCTTGACCAGAACCTTGTCCTTGTCCTTGTCCTTGTCCTTGTCCTTGTCCTTGTCCTTGTCCTTGTCCTTGTCCTGGGCAATCGCATTGCTGATCTCCACCATGGTCATGCTGTCCCTGACCCTGGTCTTGACCTTGTTGCTGATCTTGTCCCTGACCTTGTTGACCCTTTTGTCCTTGCTGGCCCTTCTGACCTTTTTGTCCAGGCTGCTTGCCTTTCTTGGGAGAAGGATAGATACCAACACGGCCACACTTGGGGCACTTGGGGAGAAGGCTATACAGGAGGTCGTAGATCTTCTCCGGTCTTTTCATATCTTCTTCCAAAGCTGCATCAGCGTAGTAGAACTTGGCGCCCTTCTCACGTCTCTCCAACTCCTTCTGCTCTTCGGGAGTTAGCTCTCGATCCTCATCAGGAGCAGGCAACTCGCAAGAGGGCTTGTCCGGATCTTGCATAACTGGCGTGATGTTCTCAAAGCCAGGGATCTTTTGGAATGGGTTCTTGATCAATTCACAGAAGACATTGAGCGGCATGAAGCGGCCCAGGTTCTTGCTGAACTCTGCGACAGGATCGTGATGACGAGACTTGAAGTCTTCCATGACCGTGCCATTGACGATGTAATCGACGGCAATGTTCCACAGCTTAGGGATCCTGGATCCTCTACGTTGGGGGTGCATATAGATGGCGTGCCAGGCTTCATGACCACAAATGATCCTCAATCCCTTCTTAGAGTGTTTGAGAACGAACTTGGGGTTCCAGTAGTATCGCTTGCCATCGGTAGCAGCCGTAGGGATGTTCATAGTGCAAAGATGCTCTACTGGATACATCAGGGAGAAGATCAGTGGATCTCCACCCATACCACTTCCTACGTGCTCATTGTCATACCTGGTTCCCAATTCCAAGAACACAGAGGACAACTTCTCCTCGGCTTGCTGCACTAGCTTGGGGTCAATCTTACCTATTATGCGACTAAACTTCATGTTAGCTCCATCAGATCATATACCCAAAGATACGGTCTTATTCCACTTCCTTGTTGATCCTAAGAAGAACTGGCGCCCAATCGGGGCTCTCATCTAGGTTGTGCTTGATCAGCCTTTCGATGCGGATCTGGCTTCTGACCGAGACCAAGACGTTCTCATGGGCCACCTTTTGCAGGAACTTACCCATGAACTTGACGGATGGCGGGAGATCAGCAGGCGTCTCACACTTGTCCAGTTGCGTAGCCAATCGGGCGCAAGCAATCATGCAAGCCACCAGCTTCTTGCCAGGCTCCATGATGTTGTATTTGGCCGATACGTCCTTGCCATTGTAGATGTCTTCCACCATAGGCAGAAGGTCGATGTAGTGCTCGTAGTAGTTGGAATACTTGATACCAGCATCCTTACCAACGCAACCAGCTACCTTGGTGTTGAGAAGCGAGCTGCTCCAACCGTGCTCTTCTCCCTTGAACAAGATCTCGGAGGCTCGGTGCCAGCCACGAGGAGAAGGATCGGCATAGCGTTCCTCTGGATCCACAGCTCCGAACAAATCGTTGGGATGGTCGTTGATGTAAGCAGTGATAGAGGGGTGAATATGACCCGACTTACCAGCCCAGTCCAACCAAGAGGAAGCGTCTGCCTCCACCAAGAACTTTTCCGTTCTATCCAGCAAAGGCAAACTAGGACGAGAGCCACCTTCGGAAATCAAGTTGCCAGTCATGATGATGGCATGCAGATATGGCAGTTCGCGATGGTTGATAGTGCGGAACTGCGTGAACTCCAAGAGCGGTGCCCACAGGGACGGGTCAGCCTTATCCACTTCGTCCAGAAGAGCTACCACACCCTTCTTCTCGTGCATCATGCCTTGGTAGAAGGCGGGGAGCAAAAAGTCCACGAACTCCTTCTGCTGGGCCGCCGCCATGATATTGGGGTAGCCGCCGAGATCCACTCTCTCCAAAACAGAGAGGTTGATGTAGACTTCGTTCAGTCCAAGCTTCTTGATCTCTTCCTTGCTGATTTGGGTCTTACCGACACCTCTTCGGCCGAAGATGGCGATGTTGCCGCCCATTTGGATGGTGGCGCTAACGTGCTCTGACAGGTCTTTGGTGCCGAGCTTCTTCAAGTTGAAATCGGAGCTGGTCATTTGGGCGGGCTTGGGATCGGGCATGTTTTCCTCTTGTTGTGGGGATTGTAATGATTGAATGTATTCACGGGGTGCGCCAATGTCAAGGGCGCGAAAAGAAAAAGAATTGGGCGGTCAGTTGAGGGCGCCTTCCGGCTCGCCATCAAACTCCAAGGTTTCGTCAATGAATTGGTTGAGTATGTCCAGATGCACTTGCCAGGGATCGGGATGGCCGAAACACAACTTGCCGGCTGTGTATAGGATGCGCCCAATCAAAACTTCGGGGCATTGCAATTCCAAGAGTTTCTCTCGGAGCCATTGACCGGCATAGCAAACTTCCCTGATAATGGGGTTGGCGGCCATATGAGTTGGAATAAGCGGGTTGTTATCGATGACCGCATCCCATCGTAAAAGGTCTTCATTAGTGATGTAAGTGGGTCTCATTTGTCCTCAAATCTCAATCGGCAAAAATGTTTCTTGCCCTTCCTAACCACTAACTCTTCCCCGAATTGGGACTTGGAAATGGTAATGGTTGGGTTGGTTTGTGTTTCATCATTGATGGTGATGCCACCATTGTTGATGAGATTGCGGCCATCGGTGCGGGACTTGGCGAACTCACATTGCATCAACAGATCAAGAATGTGAATGTCGTTTGGAACGGGGACTACTTCTATCAGGGAGGTGTCTCGCTTCTCAAAGAGGGCTTCCGCTTGCTCTAAGGCTTGGCGGGCTATCTCTTCCCCATGCACCAATCCAGTAATCTCCAAAGCCAGTAGCTTTTTCAACTCATTGATGGTAGAGGGGCTCTCACCCAACTCAGCCACCTTCATTCTGGTGAAGAAGAGCAAACACTCTTCCACCTTGTCATCAGGGATGTTGCGCCAGAACTGGAAGAACTCGAAGGGCGAAGTCTTGTCAGGATCCAACCAAATAGCTCCTCGTTCTGTCTTCCCCATCTTGGTGCCATCGGAATTGACCAACAAGGGCAGCGTCAGACCAAATGCTTCCTGACCTGTCTTCTTGTGGATGAGGTCAATCCCGGCTAGGATGTTTGACCATTGATCATCTCCACCGATCTGCAAGAGGCAATCATGCTCCTGATGTAGATGGAAGAAGTCAAAAGCTTGCATAATCATGTAGTTGAACTCCAAAAAGGATAGTCCATGTTCCATGCGGCTCTTGAAGCATTCGGCTCGCAACATGTTATTGACAGAGAAGTGTGGGCCCACTTCTTGCAGCATCACCAGAAAATCTTTCCCATCCAACCAGAGCAAATTGTTCATGATGTCAATTTGCTCATGATGCACCAGTAGCGTATCGATTTGGTCGATGATAGCTTCGGAATTGACCCTGATGTCGGAGCGCGAGAGCATCTTGCGCATTTCACTCTTGCCGGAGGGATCTCCAATCATGGCGGTGGCTCCGCCCAAGACGATGATGATTTGGTGTCCAGCTTCCAAAAGGCGCTTGGCTGTAATGAGTTGCAGCAGATGTCCCACATGCAAACTGTCAGCAGTAGGATCGAACCCGATGTAGAAGGTGATCTTATCCTCGTTGAGCAGTTGGCGCAACTTGTCTGCGTTGGTCGTTTGTTTGATTAGACCACGGTCTTGTAGATCCTCGAATAGGTTCATAGCTTCTTGATGATTTCTTTGAGTGCTTTATCAACAGCGTGTACGGTGGCTCTGAAATCCTCCCAGGCGTTCCCCATTTCTCGCCCAATAAACTCTAACTGACCAGCTATCTTATCAAACTTCTTGTGGTCTTTGGGATCCACAAGGTTCCTTAGTTCGCGCACTTCAATCTTCCATTCGCTTTGGTCTCGCCAATCGATACCATTACCAACATTCAGGTATTCTATCAAAGCTAGGACGGCTTGCTTGAACTTGATCGGTTTTGCGTATTTCTTTTTCATGGTATCTCACTCGAATGCTGAAAGGCGAACTTTCCTGATTATGTCGGCCAGGTCATAACAGGCACGAACCATCTTTTCTGTTCTCCTGATACGCCACGGCTCCAAATGGCCATCAACATGTTCCATGATGTAGCCATGGAAATCAGGAAGGTTCTTATCACCAGAAGATAACAGACCATTTAGAAGTTCAAGCGCTATCCTGTCGCGCAAATCAAAAGATTTCTCGTCATCCATGTTAGTTCTCACGTAAAGGTTTGCAATCGTGCTTTGCGCATTGCGTCTGCCATTTTGTAAGCAAGTATGGCTAGTGATGGTAATGCCTTTTCAAGATCTTTGGCACCATATGTCTGATATCGTTGTATAAGGGCCGGTAAAGCAGCGGCAGCCAACTTATCGCGCAATGTCAGCTCATCATCTTTATCGTCATCCATATCATTCCCCGTTTGCAATCTTCAATAGCACATCGCCATGGCAATCCAATGGCTTGCACCAGCAGCCCAGGACTTTGTCTTTGAGTTCCCTCTTGGCCGCTTCCACTAGTTCAGGTTGGGCTCGAAACCATTCCTCGAACAATCGGATGGCATCTTCTCGGGTATCTACTTCCCACGAAGCCATCGTTCCCTTTTTGTGGGAGTAAGGGTTGCCCCATTTTGAGCCTCGCCCGATGTAGACGTCATAAGGCTCTTGTTTGCAATGGACTACTTTTGCTGTCATCACCAAAACGCTTTCAACTTTACGATGCGCTCAAACTCTTCTTGGCTCATGCAATCAATCTTCTCGCCCATTAGACACCAGATCTGGACATGCCCACCATCTTTACTGATAGTCTCAACGGCCGGCCCATCTTCTCGGTGCAAAAGCCCATCACGATACCAAGCTCTAAGACCGTCATCTTGGACTATCAAACCATTTACGGGGTTGCCTTCACTATCAACCCTTATGTTGTTTAGCTTGTTTGCCATTCTCCGCCCAACGTTCGATACTCGATAGGATGACCCAACTCTTTGGCATGAGCAATACCAAACTCCATGCCCTTGGAGGTTCCCAAATCGGTGTAGACGATGGTAGCATCAGCGCTTTCACGCCAAGCGAAGCCAGCCGTGATGCCATGCATGCGCTCATCAGGCACTTCATCACGAAGCACGCCTTCCTGGGTGTATAGGGCGTGCGAGGCGAAGGGAGCTTCATCACGCAGCAAACAATCTCTCATGCAGGCTCGAACATATCGCATGTTCTTTTCAATGTCGCCAGCATATGGACTTTCCACGATTACACGTCTGACTTTCTTCATGTCAATCTCCGAATGTTGAATGGTAATGAATTGGTCTCCCCGGCAAGAGTTGAACTCGCGTCTCATGGGTCGAAACCATGCGTAGGATCCGTTCTACTACGAGGAGATACATCGCCCACCTAAGGTGATCAAACCCTAAATGGGCGCGGTCTTTGATCCAACGGTTCCCTTAGTGATGAGATGTGTTGGTATCTGGTCTTTGCATATAGAATGCGTCATCCGTTCACTCAACGGTATGAAGTCCATGCCTCGTCTTTCCTCAAAAGAAACGGCATGACAGCGACAGCTGCCCTGGTGCGCCCGGTAGGAGTCGAACCTACTATGACTTTCGTCCCTGGTTTCGTAGACCAGTGCCTTGTCCGTTAGACTACGGGCGCATAACTTACTTGGTATCCCTGGCCCGATTCGAACGGGCATCGATCCACTTACGGTGCTCAGAGGTAGAAGCTCTGTCCGGTACAGGGACATATCAAAACTTACTTGGTGACCCCTGACGGTTACGATCCGTCTTTCATAAGTTGAGAACCTATTGTCCTAGCCAGTAGACGAAGGGGCCATATCTTACTTGGTGAACCCTACGGGTATCGATCCCGTTTCTCCAGGGTGAAAACCTGGTGACTTAGCCAGTGGTCGAAGGGTCCATTTCTTGGGGTGATGTACGGGTTTCGATCCCGTCAGAGACGCTTTCACAGAGCGCCGGGGTCACCAGCTCCCTCACATCACCATATCAAACTGCATGCCAATTTATTGGCATATCACCTATATCACCCGAATAAGAGGTTTTCATGTCCAAGGCCACCGTTCAAGAACTTCTCCAAAAGACCGCAGAATACCAGCAATTAGCTGCACAATCCCTGCTTTCCACTGCCAAGAAAAAGGAAAAGAAGAAGCTAGACCCTAAGGCCAAGGTGCGTAATAGGGGCACCGTTTGCGTTCCCGCTGAGAGCGCCAAGGACAAGAAAGACCATTTCCCAATCAATGATGCTGACCAGGCTCGTAATGCCTTGGCTCGTGTTCATCAATACTCTTCTGCACCAGACTGGTATAAAGGCAGCCTACAAGGCTTACAGGCCCTCGTAGCACGCAAAGTCAAGGCTAAGTATCCAAAGATCGATGTGGGTGGTAAGAAGAAGGACAAGAAGTCTTATGTGGAAGTAAGTGATGATATGGTCAGGAAGTATGGACAGGCCAGTATGGTTGATCAGGCCAGGACGGCTCTACGAACTTTTTTGGCTGCCACTTCTGCATATGCCAACCAGGGAGCAGTTAGTGTACCATGGGGACAACTAAGAACACTAGCCGATCAAGTTGAAGCAGGTGGCCAACAAGCGCGAGCTGTCCTGCCTAGGATATTGCCACTCATGACCCAAATTGGAACTGCTTTGACGCAATTAGGAGTGCATGACACCTCTGCCATAGACAAGGCCGCTGGAGACTTCCGCAGAGCATTACTTGCAGCTACCACTCAGGGACAACCAACTCGCTACGTTGAACTTGACGAAGAACCAGACACCGGAGAGTATGGCGTCAAGGCACCAGCAGAGCCAGAAGCAAGAACCTACAGAGCAACTACCACCACAGAAGGATTGAGTGCTAAGGCTATTCAACAAGCGCTATTCAACTGGTATGCTGGCACCAACCCAGCTATACTCGGAACTACTGGCCCAGAAAGAAACGGGGTTGATGGTGATTGGGGTCAAAAGTCGGAGGCAGCTCTTGCACAATTCAGAAGGGATAAGGGCATTCCTGCCAATGTTCCAAGCAAAACTGTCAAAGAGTATCTGCTTCAAGGGGCAGCTGGCCCAGTTCCAGGCACCGGACAACCTACAGGTCAATTTGGAGCCGGCTTCTGATCCTTGGCTTCCCAGATCAGTTGCAGCCACTTGATACCGCCAGCTAACGTCGGATGAACTCCATCCGCTAGTTCGATGTTGGCAGCTTCTGTATCGAAGTAAGTGCAAGTGCCATCAACCGCTTCCTTGATAAAAGGGCCGGTCATATGCAGGTTCTTCCAGCCTTTCATTTTTACATCGGTTGGTCCAACCCATAGACATTTGATATTGCGTCGTTTGACTTCATCCAAGATGCTTTGATGCGCTTGAAGGAAGTCGAAGTTGAAGTTATTGGTGCCCAACAAAATGATGACCATATCCAATCGAGGATATCTGCTCATCTCTTGCACGAAAATGCTGTTCCACGTGCCGATGGTAGTGCCCGGTTTGGAGTCGAAGAGAACCGTCTCATTGGGCTGTTTGACGTTGGCTCGGTCGAAATACCATGATAGGTAAAGGACTTCGCTATCGCCAATCAACAGTATCCTTTGAGGAGGCGGAGGAGTTGGCGGAGCAGCATCCAACATAGCCACGCCCTCGAAGGTGTCAAGGGGAAGCTCGACAGAAGTTGATGTTGTGGCTGGAAGCTCGACATCTGGACACGCTTGTCCTGATAGAGTTGAGTGGGCCGAGCAGGCAAGGCATAGCATCAAAAACAAGGCGAGCTTTTCAGCGAACAACATTCTTAGCTCCGAAATTATCGGTTTGTGAATGACAGTTAGGGCATAGGAAGCGAAGATTTTCAATACGATTGTTCAAGGGGTCTCCGTCTATATGATCCACTTGGAGAACAAGTTTCTTGCCGTTCCACTCTACTCCCAAGCCACAGGAGCATAGTTGTGGAATGCCAGACTCTATCATGGCACGCCTCAATCTCTTGATGTCTTCTTTACGCCCATCAAATCTATTGGCCACTAATACTTGGTGTGGAAGCAGCTTATCTGGGCCTCCTTTATGGCGGGTGCCACTATTTGCACCGGAACCCAAAAAATGCTCAGTACTAATACCGTATTTGACTATTCTGCGAGTGATATGCGAATGATTGCCACCAGATTGTTTTAGTCCGAGTTTTCTGATCACTTCTGCTACAGAAATTGATCCTTTGACAATTTCATCCAACAGTTCTTTGGAATATTTGACTTTACAATTCATGAATTGGTGCTATCGATAGGACTTGAACCTACACGCCCTTGCGAGCATATCCTTCTGAGGGATACATGGCTGCCATTACATCACGATAGCATTACTTACTTGGTGCAGTTGAAAGGACTCGAACCTTCACGCCTTGCGGCACCAGACTCTCATTCTGGCTTGGCTACCATTACAACACAACTGCATTTGGTGCTATTGAAAGGACTCGAACCTTCACGCCCTTGCGGGCACTTGCATCTAAAACAAGCGTGTCTACCGTTCCACCACAATAGCAATAGCGTACTCTATATACCGCCTTATTACCAGCTTTTATAGCCACTTGGTATTTTCGTTCTCAAACTTCCGATACAGTGCTTGGCCCGCTTCTTCCCACGGACTAACACACAACGTCTCATCCTTGACATGCTGCCGAGCCCTCTTATACAGCTCAGTGGCTATTCCTTATCTCCGATGATCGGGAGACACAAATACCTCAAACAACCAACCATCTATGGATTGATATGAGTTGCCTGTGCCTGAGAAGTAGAAGTCAGTGTCTTCTTTGGACAGTAGAGCCCAGCCGACCAAGTCTTTGGAGCGATAAGCCAATAGGATCTGGCAGTTGATGGATCGTCCTTCTTCCACCGCTGGCAACATCCAATCCAGTTCGTTGTTCATCCCCGAGCGAGGCCCAAGGGTCAATTCCCGAAGTTTGGACACCAACTCCGGTTGTTTTGCCACCAATGTAAAGTCTACCTGGCGGATTGTCAAGGTCAATAAATTGCGAAGATTATTGAGAGACAGGCTCATGCTTTCCTCGGGTCGATAATGAAAATGTCTTTGTTGATGGATTTGGCATACTTGACACAGTTAGCCGTGCCACCATTTGGATCAGAATTATACACAGCAATCAGCTTGTCGCAGTGATCGACCATGAACTTATTGCGAGCTTGCATCTTGTCAGCCGAGTATCCACCAGCACTGACAATGACTTCTTCTGATGCTAACTTACGAAGCAAACGATACGTCTTCTGACTTGTCTCTGGCCATTTGCTTTCCTGCCTCTCGAAGGGGATAGCGGCCATGAATGGGATCCCAAGCTTATGAGCAATCATAGCTGCGTATTGATCACCACCAAGGGCCATTCCCGTAATGATCTTCTCTGGCTTAAACTCTCTCAATGCCTTCTCAATTTCTCGACACACGTAAAGATAGGTAGGGTTTGGAAGAATGTATCCTCCCAACTTGAGTGGCCTATGAGACGTGAAGGCGATGATCATGTCTCTTTTGGATCCTTGGAGTGGCTTGGCCCATACTCCCAGTCTTCATGGTCATGATGATCATGAGGCAATTCAACAGTATTATCAGTAGGCTTTACGGCCGGCAAAAGATCATGAAGTCTGATTTCATCTTCCTCAATCAGTCTAACGAACTCACTACGGATCTCATGGTACTCGTCATTGCGTTGTATATAGAAGATAGCAACGAACTGTCCGTTCAGACTGCCCAACTCTTCATACCTGATCTTGACTTTGCCATGAATGAAAACATTGGCATTAGAAGCCAACTCAGGTATCTCGTCCGCATTATTGAACAATAAGACGATAGGAATATTGAGCATTGCCTCTTTGGGTTTGACTTTCATGGGTTTACCTCGAATACAATAGGTGGATTGCTTGCCGCATAACCTTCCGTGCAAGATGCAGCGTTGATCATGGTTGTTGGGCCAACTTGTACAGTTCCATATCCTGCATGTATATGCCCGAAAATGTGCGCTTTGAGATGAGGCAAATCAGCAATTCTTTCCAGCAAATCCTTGCAGCCCACATGTTCGTACACAACTCCCTCGTCAACAAAAGCTGTCGGCTTGGGAACTCCATCCAAAATCATGTATGGTGGACCATGCGTGATTAGAATATTGGTATCAGTTGGGATCTTCGCCCATACAGCAGCAATGTCTTTGCCACGCTGATAATTGAACTCCCAGTTATGAAAAAACGGCTGAACTGGACTTCCATAGAACTTTATACCATCAATCATCGTGGCGCTGTCCTCCAAATAAATAGCGCCAGCATCTTCAATCATCTTGATAGCCTTTGGGCGCTTGGGGCCGTATTGGAAACCAAGTTCATGATTTCCGAAGATAACCACCTTATGCTTATGTGGCAAAGCCTTGATCCAATCAGCGAAGTCCTCAATGACAGACAACTCGCCCTTGAAAGTAAGATCTCCGGCATGAACAAGCACATCGCCATCTGGGATAACCAGCTGGCGGTGATACGAATGCGTGTCAGAAATTGCTACGATTTTGAGGCTCATTTTTCTTCTTCCGTCCTAATAGAGATGCCATCAACAACTTGCGGCACTGTCTTACGAACAGTGTTATCCAGTTGTTTGACGCTTACAATAACGCCAAAGCCATCACTAAGAGTAGAGGCTCGGCTTGAACTATACCACCAGTAATTGGATAGCCGTAGTTTTAGTGCTAAACGAACTTGGTTGGCTTCATTGAAAGTTGACATGATATTCACTTGTTTCTTTTGATAATGTTGCGTATTGTACTTTTACTGCAATCAAATTGAATTGTCAGATCTCTAACTGATTGGCCAGCTTTCCTCAACTGACAGATTTCTAACTCATGTTCGGTCGTAAACTTCCTTTTGGCAAGCCCAAGGTTCTTTATGTGATCATCTGAGAACACTCTACCAATAGCAACTATGGACATTTTTGCCTTTGTTTCTGATGAATGTTTTCTTCTTGGTCTAAACTTTGCTGAGGCCGCCATTTTTGCTCTTGTCTCTTTGGAAATGACTTTTCCTATTTGAGCTTGTGATATCTTTGCTATCGTCTCTTCGGAAGTTGGGTGCCCCATACGTTGCAATGAAGCTTTTTGCTTCCACTCTTCTGTATGTGTGCCCCAACTCACGCCCTTGTGTGTTTCAGAACATCTTTGTTTTTGATAATCAGACTGTTTTTTTCCATACATAGGTTGTTGTTCTTTGGGCAGGCCAGCATTCCAAGCTTGATTACCGCCAGGCGCTATGTTGTATCCATTCTCTATGTTGCGACTGTCATATTGTTTGATGAGTGTGGTTTCTGTTTCATCAGCATCCTCTTGTGTTCGACATGCTGCAATAACCTCGTAAATGAAGTTTTCGACACCATATTTAGCCATGGCTCGATGAATGTACTGCCCAGTTTTCTCTGGGTTTTTGGCAAATGATTGGTGGGCGCCCCAACGAGCTTTATCATCTACTGTTTGACCGATATAGACTTTACTGTTTAGTTGATTTGTGATCCTGTATAAATAGTGCATATTGGCACCTCCATACAGTATATATCAACATAATCATAGAGTTCGATCAAGAAAAAAGGATGAGAGTTTTGATTTTGGAAATGACTTTGTCTGTGTTTGACAAGTCCATATTAGCTAATGGCAGTTGAATAACTTTGTCATTGGCCATGGCAATGTTCTCACAAGGATTTTGTGATAGGCGACTTACCAACATTGTCTGGCTGTCATATAAGATGCTCAACAAGAAGCTATCCTGGTCGTTGGATATAGCCAGAGTTTCGCGTTCTACACCGATGTTGGTGATCTTTCTTCCCAACATGTCCATCTCTATATCCGTTCCATAGCAGGAGGCGCTCTGGCAATTCTCACAAGAGCTTTGGATGTAGAAGAAGAAGTAGGCCCGCTCCACCTTCTTGTATTCGCGAACAGCCGCATTGAAACCATTGGCCAACTTGGCGTCAGACACTTTCACATCGAAGGTGTTGCCCAAACAATCGATCAGATACTCCACCGAATAGATCATGGTGTTGTGGTGATAGTGGCACTGCATTAGGAGCGTGCCCTTCTCATACAGCCAGTAGTAAAGATCAACTACTGTGTCTGGACCCACTGAAACATGCATGGTGCGGTCATTTTGACGACATACAGGACAATACACGCAGTAGTTCCAAAGATCTTGCAGGGTATTGAATTGCATGTATGTATGTCCTACAAACGACTTATCAAGCTAGTGGAGAAGTATGCGGCCGAAGCGGGAGATTGGGCTCAGATACTATCCACCTTCCAACAGCAGTTTCACAAGGGCCTTCGTGCTATTACTGGGGAATTGGCTGGCGACATTGCTGTGCTCAAAGAACGACAACTCGATGATAAGCCATTGAAAGCATTGGCCAAAATCCACCAAGATCTGGTAGAGATCATCAAGACCATCGATCCCCAGAACCCCTATGCATCAGCTAACAAGTTAGCTCATTTGACTTCTTCGGGGGCTATTGATCGCCTCAATGAAGTAGCCAAACAACACTTGCAAGACACCAACATAGAGTTCAAGACCTTTCCATCAGCCGTATTGAAACACCCTGAAATGCACAGCCTGGATAAGCTGAAAACTTTGGTCGTGCATCTTCAAGACTTCATGGCCAAACATCCTGTGCCCACCCAGAGCGGCCTTGCCAAAAACTTGGAGGGAGTTCCCGCTTTCACGTCTGGTGAATGGGAAGCCACCAAGTATTGACCGAAGGCTTTGGAGCGAAGCGGCATTGATCATTCACCAAAGAATGACTTGGTGCTGTTGCAGAGCTTTTCCCACACGGTGAGAGGCGGTTCAGGAGCAGCTGGAGGTGCAACAGGAGCAACGGCAGGCGTTGTGTTGTTGGCAGCATTTGCTGCATTGGTGAATGGCTGCGAGTTCAGATACTTCACAGCATCGGCCAAACTGGAAACAGGATCGGAACCAACCGTTTGTGGACCGCTTGTTGAGGCGCGCAAAGAAGTGGCAGTGCGCTTCTGAGTATCATACTTGCTGTCCAAGTCCCAAGAGTCCGCCAGGGGATGATACAGCAATGCTTCCGCAGTGCTACCATCGGCCAGCGTGACGGTGATGGGCGTGCGCGCCCAACCATTCGGCTCAATCATATCAGCAAAGCGCGCTCGCACTTCATCTCTGACTTGCCTATGACGTGCTGTGGGGATAACCTTCTTGACGGCATTGCTAACGTCCAAGGCTGTGAAGAGCATGCCATTGAGCATGAAATCTTCCACTACTTCTTCAACTGTCTCTTGTAAATCGGGGGTATTCATTGTTATTCTCCTTACCAACTGTAATCGTGCATAAATGACTCTAGATCCACAAATCTGATGTTTCCACGCTTGTCTTTCATGATGTTGTAGCTATGGATATCAGTGTGTTCGTATTTGAGTTGTCGGGCTGCCTTGATGAATGATTTCACCTTGACATTTGAGCCGGGATTTCTGCCCGCTTCCAGGGCCTCTCTGATGTCATCAGCGTAGTTTTCGCGCTGGTTCCTTGGAAATAGTTTGAGCTTGTCCATGACGTAGTAATAGCCAGCTTGGCTTTCATGCTTGAACGAGCCCACACGATAAAGCTTGACCACTGCCGGGTTCTTGCTGCGTTGCAAGTATTTGAGGACACGAAGGGCATCTTGGGCCGTGCTATAGCTGTCAGACACCACCTTGACTACACGGTCGGGGTAGTCTTTGAGGTTGAAGATATCCCCGTCTCCGGAGTATAGCTTCCTGCCTAACTTCAATCTTGATTGTCTTTGGAATGCTTGTCGCAACTCTCGCTCATGACTATCCATTTCACTCGTCTCCTTCTCTACGATACACACGAACTTTGACGCCCTTGTCTCCCACATATTGTGCGAAATTGGTCAGGACGCCCAGGTAATACTCCCAGTTGCCTCCGCCAAGATTGCAGCCGATGCGCCAGGGAAATCCTACGCTTTCCAGGCTGGGAACTTGGGCCAGGAGGAGCAGGCAGCGGTAGAAGTAATTCTGACGAGCGCCTGAACCGTCTAAATTGGAGTTTGGGAACTTGGGTCGGCCCGGATAGTATTGGGCATACATGTTGACGACCAGCCTTTGGGATTGGCCGTCTCCCAAGATAGCGATGGTTCCCGGTTTGTCAATATTGGACGTTTCACCGCTGGGAAGCCTGACACGCCTGGCATAGGTGTTGGCATGAGGAAACTTGTCAAAGATGGACTTGGCCACGCCAGCGCTGCCTTGGGTTAGACAGTTGCATTGATGGGCGATGTATTTGTCGGGCGCTTCCAAGAGGTCGCCTGTGATGATCTCAATCATTTCCAAGCCTCTTACCCACTGGAAGGTTGGCCATATGTTGCTTCCAATCCTCTTCCGTTTTCAGGTGATCGGTCTTGCAGTAATGCTCAATCATCTGTTCCTTGGTAAGGCACGTCTCATTCTTACCAGCACGGTTATAGTCAATAGTGTCTTCCAGAGAACTGTGCATCATGGAACTGGTGCCCTTCTCTTCCACTCGGGCCAATCTTTTTTCCAGCTCGTCCATAGAAGAACGACCATACTCCTCTTGGTAGTATTGCTTGAACTCTTCTAAGGACATTCCATAAAGGATGGGCGCATCCACCACAGTAGAGTATTCCAGATACCAGTCTCGGTTGTCTTCTGACAACTTGATAATCATACGGGGCATTTATTTGGCCTGTGTCTCAAATTCGATGATGTATCGAATGTTGTGTTGTTGGTTGGGGCCGTTGGGCGTGTAGGTGATCAACTCGTCATTGATCAATCCAGAGTTTCCTCCCGATTTGGCCCAGACAGAGTGATGAGGTTTGATACCGTTCCTGGTATACATGGAGGAGTAGCCTGCCATCATTTGCTTGCCAAAGGCTACATCGCCCAGGAACAGGTAAGCAGTTTTGTTGTTGCCTTGTGCCCAGTAAGAGCCCTTGACATCACAGTAGTTCATGGACTTGGTGCTATGCACAGCCCAGTAGATGCCGTCCCCATACATAGAGCCAGCGTGAGGGACACCTGATGGACGAATGAGCAATCCTTTGGTGGTGATACCAATCATGTTAGCTCTGCGGGTGCCGTGCCATGCTGGCAGGACATTAGCCTTCTCATAAATGCTTTGCAGTTCTTTTGGAACATCAGGACGCTTCTTGACCAAGCTGGCGTAAATGCTGGAAGGCGAGAACTTACCGCACTCCTTAGCGATCTCCTCGGCATTGTCCATGAAGCGCTTGTCTTCACCGTGTCTCTTCAAGCGGAAGATCTTATGCACCTTCAACTTGCCAAGACCGCTGTGATTACTGGCTCGTGTCTCCAAGACCATAGCTTGCAACCACTTCCAGGTAGCTTCGGATGGATCCACGAACTCCAAATCAGCTTTCAGGGTTTCGTATTGCGCATCCACTGCACTCTTCTTAGAGATGACGGTCTGAATATTCTTGGCATCGCTGAACACGTCCAAGATGTCAAAAGCCTTATCGATCTTGTCGTCAGCATTCAGAAGCAATGCATCCACATCCAGCTTGTAGTAGCCGAAGTTGTGGGGAATGTTGGAGTAGTAGAGGTTGGTAAGTTTGTTGATCTCCTTCTTGTCAGGTTTCGACATATGGACGATCTTGCGTGCCTCTTCCAGGATATCGCGGCCCTTGGTGATCTGATCGAAGGACAACTGACCCAATGGACACTTGTTGGTGTCCAGGTTCAACTCAATGAACTCCTGGGTAATGCCGAACCAAGTGCGAACCAAATCCTTGACCTCGGGGTGCAGCTTGCTGGTATCGCCCTCTTCCTTGACCTCAACGCCAGCCTTCTTCAATGCTTCCACTGAAACGGCGGTGTTATCCACCTTGGCCTTACCGACTTCTGATCCCACATCAGCCTTGACCAACTTGACTTCCACATAACCCTTCTTGGTCTTGCTCTTGATGATCTTGCCAGCTTCCTTTTCAGCGTGGGCTTGGTCATCAGCAATGCGGTATTCCCTGGCTGCTGTGCCGCCCACACGACCGTAGGTGGTAAAAATGCGAGCATCCCCGTTCTTGGCTACCTGAACTTCCAGGTTGTAGAACTTGTTGGAGTTGCCCACAATGTCCGTAAAGTTGAGCGTGGTGCGCCGAATAACATCGTAATTGGAAGGGAAGGATGGCTCCTTGCCCTCATCGTAAGTCTTCAATCCCATTGTAGTATCCTCTATTGATCTTTGCGAACGGCCTCCTCATCGGGAGTGCCAACTATCACTTGCTAATGACAATACACGACCTTTTTCTCGACAAATCACTTATCGGGGACAAACCTCAAATAGACGGCTACCCCATCCAATCCAGTCTCGTAAGCGCACACCATGACCTTCTCTTTGTAAGGCCAGCAACAGTTGTCTTTGTAGCATGATAATTGCTTGTCTTTGCTCTTGTAAAAGGCTCGATGACCAACAGGAGTTAGCCAGAACTGACCATCACAAGAACATAGGAACAGGCACATAAAAACAATCAGGGACTTCATACCCCAATGCCAACTTATTCGCGATGCAGTCGTTCCAGAAGTGAACCCATCATAAGGCTGACAGTTCCGCCTGCAAGTGTCCAAATGATGAACCACTGCCATTGCCATACGTCATGACCCAACAGATACACGATCCATCCTGCATGACAGCCAACGCAAAACCAGCATTCCATCAAGTTGAAAAAGAAGACCCCTACATGCTTGTTCTGCAACAGAGTGCGGCGGAGCCAGTTCATGACGCCCCAAGGGCCATCAGATTGTTTGACAAGGAATGCAAGGCCAAAGATGGCCAGGAATAGAAGGATGGTGGTCATAGGATGATGATGTGTTCGTTCTTGGGAGCACCCAGATAGTGCGCCTCATTGACAATGCAGTGAATGTTTCGACTAACTAAGATGCTCGCCTGTGTGTGCGTGTGTCCAGCCAAGACCGTGGCATGACGCTTCTTATGCTCTGCCATAACCTTCTCAATAGCTCTACCCATACGCATGTTGGTGTTGTAGGGCAGCCAAAATCTCTCCATAAAAGTTCCCACATCACGAGTGGCTTCTCTCCATGGCGGAACGTGCGTCAGGATGTAGATGCTCTTGTAGCCTTGATCAATGGCTCTTTCCAGCTTGTCCTCGATATCATGGGCACTGTCTTTGGCCATCTTACGCCAAAAAGCAATCCTGTCTTCCATAGAGAATAGCTGTCTGAAATCTTTGGTCAAGAACCAATCGAAGGTGAATTGCAGGTATTCTGGCCTGCCCTCTTCGGCATCATACCAACCTTCTGTGCCAATGACGCACACCTCTTCATTGAGACGAACAACGCCAGCATCTGTCATCCAAATGAGGTTAGGATGCTGTTTGCATAACTCCCTAATAGCGGCATGCTGCTTTTGGATGCCAGTGAAGTGATAGTCGTGATTACCCAGGACGAAGTAGATGGGGCACTCAATAGAGGTGGCCAACATCTTCAAGTGCATTGGGGTCAGGATACCATTGGAGATATCACCTGTTAGGAAGAGACCGTCAGGAGCTTCTCTGACAATGTGATTGATGAACCGAGACAACGTCCATGGCATTACCTTGTCCAAGTGGGTGTCGGTTAGCCAGACGAAGCGATGTCTCATTGTTGCCTCACAACATGACGGAATATTGAAAGGCTATCACCACACCTCAGCCGACTTGACGGTCTTGATGATCCTTGAAGCCACCTTGTAGGGGTCTGCGGCACTGTTTGGTCTGCGGTCTTCCAGCCATCCCTTCCAGCCGCTATTCACGGTAGCAACAGGAATACGGATAGAGGCTCCACGGTCAGAGACGCCATACTTGAATTGATCGATGGCAGCAGTTTCGTGCTTACCAGTCAAACGAAGATGGTTATCTGGGCCATAGACTTCGATATGCTCTTTGATCACCGGCCTAAACGCTTCGCAGATCTGGTTGTAAGTCTCTTGGCTTCCGCAGTTGCGTAGTGTGTTGTTGGAGAAGTTAGCATGCATTCCACTACCATTCCAGTCCAAATCACCAAGTGGCTTGCAGTGCCAGTTGATAGCAACGCCATGCTTTTCAGCAGTTCGTTCCAAAAGGTATCGAGCCATCCAGGTTTGGTCTCCGGCTGCTTTGGCTCCCTTGGCAAAGACTTGGAACTCCCACTGACCAGGTGCCACCTCGGCATTGATACCCTCAATGTTGAGGTGCGCTGTTAGACAGGCATCCAAATGCTCTTCCACAATCTGGCGTCCGAAAGCCTTAGCTGCACCCACTGAACAGTAGTAGGGCCCTTGGGGGCGAGGGAAACCTTTCTCTGGGAAACCTAATGGCTTGTCAGTGTTTGGATCCCACAGGAAATACTCCTGCTCGAAACCGAACCAAAAATCGTTGTCATCGTCTTCAATGGTGGCGCGGGCGTTGGAAACATGCGGGGTTCCATCTGGATTGAGGACTTCACACATTACAAGCATGCCGTCTTTGCGTTGGGGGTCAATGGTGGAAAACACTGGCTTCAACAGACAGTCAGAAGAACCGCCGGGAGCTTGTTCGGTAGATGAACCATCAAAACTCCACATTGGACACAGGGGCTGTGCTTCACTCAATAGAAAGGCGCCCACTCCACTGGCAACGACCTTCGTTTTGCTTCGTAGTCCCTGAACTGGCTTACTACCATCCAACCAAATATACTCCAACTTGATCATCGTTCCTCCTCAAATGATGTGCTGCTGTCCCCAGCCCATAATGTGTGGCCGGAAACGAAATCTGTCAAGCGCGTTTATTGCCGCGCTTTTTGACAGGGGCCTGTTCTCCCTTCAATTTCAGGATGGTGAAGGGGGGAGCGACACCCGCACTGAAAGCGCTGGCTGCCGTCAGGGCCAGCTCAATTCGTTCCACTGGCTTCATGCCTTTGGAAGCGAACATAGCGCCCAAAGCCAAATCAGAGCCGCAACCAACAGCATCGAAATCGTCCGCTGGGATGCCAACTTGGTAATCGCTACCTACCGTGTAGAGCTTACCATTGTAGCCCACCAAGAAGGTTCCACCTTCCGTAGCTTCCTTGTCCCCAAAGCCGTTTTGGGAGAAGCAATGACGAGCCGCATCGATGAATGAGCAGACCATGTATTCCATATCGTTTTGGAGATTGGTCTGGGTGGGTGGCGAGAATTTGTAGCGGAGGAGCTGCCCCATCCTGAATGAAGTTGTGAAACCCATGATGAAGGGGCCATTGGCAAAGACCTTCTCATCACTGCGTATGGCAAGAGAAGTTCCTGAAATGCCAGCACTATCCCCACCAATATATACATCACCCTTATCGATCAATCCTACAATGCATGTCATGTCGTTGCTCCTTCTTGAAGTTCGATAATGGTGCTATATCGCTCGATTAGCCTTCGTATCTCATCCCTAACAAAAATGACGTTGGGGTTGGGCGTTTGCGAGGGAGACCAATTGACCATCTTGTCAAAGAGCGGGAAATACTTGTCCTTGGTCTCTTGGATCTGCTTCTTCTGAAACTCCAAGGTGTTGCCGGGGATCATGAGAGAGCGCAAGTTGTCCAGCCTATCGCAAGCCTTGATGGCTACGGCCTTCCAGTTGCCGCAGTTGGTCAGCCTATCGATGTAGCCTTCCTTGGGGATCTTGCTCAACAGCTTGACCATGGTGATGACATCAGATCCGAAGCAGTGCTCTAACAGCTCGGCCGATAAGTCATGCGTGTCTTCCAGAGCATCATGAAGCAAAGCGGTGATGATCATGTCCTTATCCATGATCTTCATCTCATCCATCAGGACAATAGCTACCCGCCTGACATGCTCAAAATATCTGGTCGGCTTGCCATCCACCATCTCTTTTCGGTTCTGGGCTCGATGACCAAACTTAGCCAGGCAGTAAGCCAGTTTGATGTCCAGCTGATCAGAGGGACCAAAGAATGGCTGTACGCGAGCTTGAAAGGTATGCTTGTTCTCCATCATCGCAGCTCCACTTCCAATTCTCTTTCCAACCTCTCACGAATAGCCTTCTGCACCTTGTTGATGTCCGTGTTCTTCAATGTGGTGTCCATGGATCGATACATGACCCTATAACACTGCGAAGTGCGACCCTTGTTCTCAAACTCGTCAAGCAGCGTAATAGCCTCTACGATGTTGTTCGGATCTTCATCTCGGACAATGGAACACATGTCCTGGTATGAGAACTTGGGACTGGTGAAGAATGAGATGTCCTTGTAGCAAGCTTCATACTTGGAATACGGCTTGAACTTGGTGATCTTACCAGGTGTGAATTGGTTCAAGAACCTCTTGTCTGAACTCCAAAACAGGCGAATGTCTGGAATGCCGAACATGACCATGGCCAAACGTTCCAGGCCCAATCCGAAGGCCCAAGCTTGCTTGTGGGCAAGGCCCAGGTCGCCCATGATGTCAGGATGCACCGTGCCGGCTCCCAAAATCTCCAAACTTTGGTTTTGGAACTTGACGGATACCTCCAAGGAATTGACGGTGAAGGGGAAGTATACTTCCTTGTGAGTGGCGTCTTCCAGGAACTCATACTCGACATTTTTCCCGAAGAGGTGATGCACCAACCCGGTTAGCCTGTCTCTCAAATCCTTCTCCACATCCCCATCTACAATACAGAAGGCGTCCATCTGATGGAAGACAGGATAGTGGGTAGCGTCAATGGCATCCTTACGATACACATCACCGCAGGTAAGGTATTTGAGCTGACTGACCCCGGACTCCGATTTGCCCAAAGGATACAGGTAGCAAGTCATATGAGTTCGGAGCACTGTCTTGTCATCCTTGTAGTAGGTATCAGAAGGACGCCTGGAAGGATGGTCAGCGGGGACACGTAGCCTGTCGAAGTTGTATTCCACAGGAACGTAGGGGTTGTCAATTTCGATGCGAGCCAGGTCATCGAAATAGGCCTGGATCTTCTCTTTGACAATGCATAAGGGATGCTCGGGGGTCTTGTAGAGGCCCCGACCAATTTTCAGCTCAATGCTGTGAGGTATGTTGTTCATCAGAGGTTTGTTTCACTTGGATCCAGCGTCCAGTCCATGTCCTTCACAGAACACAGCGAACGATCCACATATCGATTGACGTAGTCCCTGTCCTTAGAAAAGATAGGGGTCTCGTTATCGACCGTCCATTCCGAACGCTCTACCATAACCGTCTGACCAGTCTTGGGATTGGTAGCTGGCTTGACAGCGCTGGTCTTGACGATGCAGCGTCCTCTCTTTTGAGAAGTCGGGCACTTGTCCCAGTTGAAGCCCTTCTGAAATATCAGCTCCTGCAATTCGGAGTTGTTCTTGTTGATGAGCTGTTTGTGGGAGTAGAGGGTACGAGCCAACATCTGAACGGAGTTTCGAGTAGCATCTTGCTGACGCCACAGGAAGTAGTTGCAGACATCTTCTTTGGGGAGGACAAAGGCTCGACCATCGAAGTAAGCTTCTTTGATAAGCGGGCCATACGCATCAAATCCCCAAATCTTCCACGAATTGGTTGTGAAGGCAACGGAAGCCATAGCAGCCGAGACGCTAACCATCTTCTGAACGCTGTTGTCATACCACGGCTGGGTGTCCAGGGTCTGGTAGTTGTTGAGCAGAAGAGAGATCTCGTCTGACTGAACATAGGCCATCTGACAGCCCTGGATGTTCTTGCAGAGATGTTTGGCAGTTATGTTCATGACCTCTACCAGACCGTCATCCACTGGACGTTTGCAGCCCTTGGTGTAGGTGTGGAAGTGGCAACCATCTACTCTGATGATAACGGGCATACGGATGGGGAGCGTAGTTCGATATGCCCCCTCGTATTGCTTCATTCTATCGCCTAGGTTGTCTTTCATTTGAGCACCTGCAACTTCTTGATTGCCTTTGGGACTTGGCTCTTCTTCATTGGGAAGAAGCCGAGAACCGTTTCTGATCCTGATGCGATCTCCGTAAGACCAGCATCCACTACGATGATGTGATTGGGAAGTTCTTTGAGCTTGGCCCATTCTTTGTCATCCGCTTTCAACACTACTTTGCGGAATGAGGAGTTGAGCCATTCACAGAAATCAACATACCACATGTCGCCACCCTCCTTCACATTCCAATCAGGAGCGCTCTTCATCATCTGATACGGATCCTCATAAAGATGCCGTACATACTTCAACAGCAACATCTGCGAGGCATGGGCGCATTGTGCAGCTATCTTACCCACACCCATACCAAGGGTCTCTCGCACCACCAAATACATGACGATGGGATCTTCCTGGTTGGCGCGGACGGCAATGGCCTCGGGTTTCTCGTGGTTTTCCATGCCACCAAGCTAACCATGGGCCAACGAAGTGTCAAGGTCTTCTAAATGCCCGGAATTACAGCAAGTAATCGGTCAGCCAGTACGGGAAGCACAAGGCAAAAAACGGATTGACGACATTGTTGGTGCTGGACAAAACTACACGAGTGATCTGTCCATAGTTCTGCACCACTGGGTCATACCAGTTGTATTTGAGTTCTTGGTTGCAAGCGAACATACCTATCTCACCACTACCACCAAAGAGCCATACTCGGTCGTAGATGATGGCAAGCTGTGAGTGCGAGACCACCCCATAGACAACTTGGTTAGTATCGAAGAAGGCATTGGGTCTAGACAGCGGACACTGGATGATGGATGTAAAGCCATTGCCCATAGATCCTACCATGGGGCCAATCAGGTAGCCATCAGTTCCCACAGTAAGGAATTGTCCGAATGCCGTTTCATAGGGGAGATATCCATTGAGCGCCCAAGTGGTTGGGCTAGATACCATGGACTGCTGAATGTAATCGGTTGGAGTGCTGGGAGAAGTCATACCACCATACATCCACCAATACCCATCAACTTGGGCAATGGAAGAACCATAGATAGCGATAGGTAGTGTAGAGCCTGTGTTAGTCCATGATAGTGGATTAGAAGTTGAGGCAGTCAGAATGGCATTGGAAGCGCCAGTGTTGGTTAGCCCGCCAAACAAATAGAGACTACCATTGGCCATGCCCAGACTGGAATAGCCTAAGTTCATAGGCAGTAGGTTGCCGTTATTTGTCCAACTGAGCGGATTGGAAAGAGGAGCAGAGAAGATGCTCTTGGTGGGGCCATTAGCGTTATTGCCACCGAACAAGTAGATGTTGCTACCCACTATGGCAAGTGAAGCGCCATACAAAGGGGCGGGTAGAGTGGCTCCAGTATCAGACCAGCTAGCTGGGTTGTTGAGTGGGGCTCGGTAAATCTTGCTCGTTAGCTTACCGCCAAACATATAGACGTAGCCATCGCTGTATCCATCAGGATGACCGTATCCATCAACGCTGCTGTATCCATCGCTGATGATGGCCAAGGCAGAGTCTTCCAGCGGAAAAGGTAGCAGCTTTTGGATTGGGAAGCTCTTGATGATCTCGGGTGGGCCAGGGTTCCACATGCTGGGCTGTGGCAAATTAAAGTTGGCAATGACCGTGTTGTCTTCAATGGCATAAGCTTTGACGCCCACAAAAGGAGCTGGGCCAGACTTCAAGCCCGTATATTGGGCGCCTGTGAAGTCAGGTGCATTGGGAACGACCCATGTGCGATATTGTGTTGGGATGGAATTGTCATCCCTGGCCACCATCTTGAAACGAACCATACCCTAATGCGGGAATAGCATCAGGCCTTTGGCTAACTTCGTTCAGGCGAAAATCCAGTTCTTGGCGTAGCGTTCGCACAAATCGAAGATGGCCATCAACTGTGCATACTCGCAATTCACAAAGTCGCTAGTAAAGATATCCACCCCAAATGTTTCCTTATACGCCTTCCAAAAGACAGTCTCCACAAAATCATCTCCAAGGAGTTCAGTCTCATCACATAGGAGATCAAAAAGCAGCAGGTCTCGTTCGTCTTTATCCAGCGCTTCCCACTGCCCCTTGGTCAATTTGGCGCGGGTTCGTTGCACCCTCTCCAATCTATCCATCACGTCTCCTCACAACTTGGACACCAGGAAGAGGCGCTTCTTGGTGCGAGTAGCCCCTACATATGCGATGTTAGCCTCCTCGTTGGGCTTGTCAATCAGGGCCAACTCTTCATTCAACCACAGACGGAACGTCCATTTGAGGAGAAAGACATCATCGGCCTCCAATCCTTTCGCACGATGGACGCTGCTCAACATGATAATGTTCTTCTCATCCGTATCATTGAACAGCTCATTGACCTTCTTGGTAGCTTCCTCCAAGGTCTTGCATTCCTCGCACAGATTGACCAGGCATTCATAGCGATCCCAGACGTTCTCGGGATTGATGTTCTTCTCTTGAAGCTTGGCCGTTTCATCATCTCGCCAGGTCTTCAACCAAGTCAGGAAGGATGCGATTTGCTTCTTCTTGGACTTCTTGATCAGGTAGGCCAGCTGCTTACCAATGTCGCGACCCCTGATGTTGGCCTTGACACCAAGTCGGATGAAGGCCATGCAGATCTTGATCAAAGGTGCGTTCGTCCTGGATAGGATGAAGCATCCAGGTTTGGCTATGGTGTAAAGCTGATTGAGAGAGATGTCTTCCACTTCACCATCGGGAGCAGTGTCAGGACAAGTGATGTCGGGCACCCAATGTTTGGCTAGCTCAATGACATTCTTGGGACAGCGGTAAGAGATAGGTAGAGGCAATGTCTTGGCGCCAGCCTGCGTCTTCAACTCTTCGACAATGCTGCTGTCTGAACCACGCCAGCTATACAGGTCTTGGAAGGTATCACCACAGGCAATGATCCTGCCGCCATTGGCGTTGCATGCCTTCTTGGCCATGACCAGTTGCGACTTGTTGAGGTCTTGATATTCATCAACATAAACGAAGTCATAGGTGCCTAGGAACAGGTTATGCACGAAGGGGAACCAGCACATGTCATTGAAGTCGATCTTGGAGGTCTGGGCTTTGTCCAAACCCAGCGTCTTGACCACCAAGCTGATGAAGACCTTCCTGTCCATACCACACACGTCTATCCCGAAGAGGTCGATGATTTTGTCAATCTGGGCAGGGGTGTCTTGCAATCCATACTTGCAGAAGGCTACCGTATCGCAAATGTTGGTGATGAGGTCGTATTCGGGATCGGAAAGCTGGCCCTTGACCAGATCAAAGACCTTATTGTCGTCCAACTCAATGTTGCCAAACCTCTGTTTGATAGCCCGCAGTCCGAGGGAGTGGAAGGTTAGAACATCGATGTAGGAGGGCGCGCGCGATTTCAACTCCTCCTGAATGATCTTGTTGAAGGCTAGACACAGCGTCTTCTTACCCTTGGGCAGATAACGGAAGCTCTCTACGATGCTGGTGGTCTTGCTACTACCAGCATAGGCTTGAACGACGGTATGTCCATTACCCAAGGCTACATCCTTGAAGATGGCCTTCTGGAATGGCGACCAGTCCAGCTTGACCCTGGCTTTGACCAGGTGTGAGTTATCGGGCCTTTTTGGCGGGAACTTGCTTGGCATTGTGCTCAATCATGTATGGGGTGTATCCATTCTCGTCTTTGGGCTCACAGCCATCTTCCAAAGCTTGTTTGATGCGCGCTTCGATAATCTTGTTGCTGGCAGCATTGATGATCTGGTAGATCTCCAACTCATTGTGCTGACCGCCCTTACCAGACTGGGGCATCCATTGCTTACGAGCGCGATCCATGGCGGCACTGAAACGGATCAATTCCAACAGGGAGGTTGCTACTGCCTGAACACGTTTGTGCTCGTAAGGCAATTTCTTCTTGGCAAGTTCAATGAGACGTTGCTTGAACACGTGAGTGCCGCTTTTACGAGAGCGGTAAAAGAGTGTCTCGCCTGACAATTCCGCTAGTAGGTCATAGTCGAAGCCATCGACTGTGCCGTGGCTGTATAGACCAACAGTCTTGTCATACCAGTCCTTCAATTCCTGTTGAAGCATCTGGCTGTATGGCATATACACGAACGTCTTCTCTAAGAAATCATGATGTGCATCAATCTCATCAAAACTGATCATGGCCTGATACGCCTCTTCCAAGACCATCATCAAACCCAGATGTTTGACGCCACGATGCTCCACATCGGCTTTGCCGCGATCTCTTTCAATGAAAGCAATGAAGTCTTCCAACTTCATCTCATCGAGTTCTGGCACCTTGTCCCACTCGTGCAAAGTCTTGGGCTGAACCCATCCATTACGGAGTTGCGTCTCAACCATCTTGGCATTGTCATCGTAAATGATCTCCTCGACACCACCATATTCATTATAGGTGCCTTGGATAGGCGGCCCAATGGGCGACCACCTATCGTTGGAATAACAAGTCCCTCCGCCACCTTCGCCATCCTTCTCAAAGGGATAGGTGTCTTGGTGGATCATTACAAACAACCTTACCTTATCACCATAGTTGATTGGCAACTGGGTGATCCCGTCCGTTTCGCACCAACATCCCATGATCAGTCTCCTCGAAGAAATGACGCATTCGACCGATTGTAGAGTTGGCTGTCCAACTCAATCAAACGATCCTTGTTTTCCACCGCAGCAATCAAACCAGGATCCATTCCTACCAACCCATGCTTGGCTCCAAACAAGGCTCCCACAATAGCAGCAGTAGTATCCGTGTCTCCACCAGCTTTGATGGCGGCTACCACAGCATCCTGATAGTTGTTGAAGCGGAGATAGCAGTAGATGGCCGCTGGCACGGTCTGTCTGACATCGCACTTGGTTCCAATGAGCCGCAATGCTTGGTCGGGCGTAATATGTGGCGTTGGTACCAAACTGTCAAGACTGTAAATGGCGATCTTTACCTTGCTATCGGGTAGAACCTCCAACAGCTTGGGGAGCAGGTCGCTGGTGTCTCCATTGACAGCATGAGCGGCAGCCAGGGCCACAGCCAAAGAACCCGCCTCGGCCTCCTCGGAAGCATGGGTCATGGCGCTGTCAATCTTGCAAGCATTGATTAGAGCGGGGATATCATGACGGAAGAAGACGCCAAAAGGGGCGGCTCGCATAGCCGTTCCGTTGCCATAGGAACCTGCAATACCGGACTCACTCCAATGTTTGCCGGCAATGAGGTTGTTGATGGCATTCAACGTGGTCTTGCCATATCCTCGAATGGTATTGGAGGTGAAAAGCTCAACATATCGTTGGGCAAGGTCAGAGGGGTTAAAACCCTGGCTATCTATCAGGGACATAGCTACCACCAATGACATCATGGTGTCATCGCTGTAATGTCCGGGCGGCAGGTCATCCAATCCACGTCCAATGAAAGTCTTGCCATCCCAATCAATCAGCGGCTGATAGTTTGGCAGTTTAGTCTCGAAAGCGACACCCAAGGCATCGCCAATAGCTGTTCCAAGTAATACGTTGCTCATCAGTATTTCTCCATTCCGTTTGGCACATAAGAGGTTTCAAGTTTGATAAATTGTTCCGCCGCCTCTGGGTTCGTTTGCAAAGAACGGGCATGCAGTATTTTCATCCAGACATCCCAGCTGGAATACTTCTTGGGATTGGGCTTCCAACGTTCGGAGACACCTTCATCGCTCATAACTCCATTAGTCAGTGCGCCCAATTCTTCCAAAAAGACAACGAAGACATAGGGCATCCATACTGAATGAGGGTGTTTAGCACCAACTTTGCGTGTGCTCTCTGGATGGATCCAGATAGTCTCCCAAGCATTTTCCCAATGCTGATAGCTGATCTCCCAGCCTTCACAATGATCTCTGATGGTCATTTTGCCATCGAAACGCCTCTGGTTGATGTCCTGCAAGAGAGACATCATATCGTAAGACTTGACGTGTTTCCTGGTGGTGATGTATGCTATGTTGCCCATGAGTATCCCTCCAACAGCATTGCGATAACGAAGGCATGGCCCATCTTCCTTTTGGGGTCGTTGATGACTTGATCGAATGTCAGGCCCAATGCCTTGTGATCATAACCATCGAAGTCCCATAGGTAAAGGTTCTGTCCTTCCTCGTGCATCTTCTTCAACTTGTCAAAGGCGTGCGTTTGCTGCACGGCCTTGGCGTAAAGTGGAATGTAGATCCTTTTGCGAGCTTCCACATAGGACAGCTTCTCGCCATCCCAGTAGGAATAGAGGGGCACTACTCCTTTGCCCATAGGATAGCGATGGGCTCGCTTATCATTCCACCCATCTTGGGCCCACTTGAAGTATCTCTCACCAATAGAGCCATCTTCCTCCAAGTAATACTCGTAGCACTTGGAGAACTGCCAGGCGTTCTCCATGTTGATGGATTTGTAGCTGCCATACAGATCCAGTGGCCCAACAAAGAAGGGGCTCAATGATCTGCTCCAATTATCGGAGCGAGAGGTCGTATTGATGTTGATAGCATCTGCGGGTGGCTTGTGTCCAGGGCCTATGACATGGATCATATGTGGTCTCCAAGTAAAAGGAACAAAGGGAAAGAGGAGTCAATGACGTAGCCATCCTTCCAACCCCACTGCATAGCCTGCGCAATCTCTTCTTTACTGTTGAAGTAGGCCACGTTGATGTCCTCATTATGAAGCTCCTGCTCACCAGCTTCATTACTAACCACAGCAGAATATACATGGGCCGTCTCATCGGTTAGGCCACTACTTCTGGCAATGGTCATAACAAACCTGACATCAATACATTCATGACCCGTCTCACTTTTGATTTCTTGGGCAGCCGTGATGAGCATCTTATGAGGATTGGTCTCGTGGAAGGTGCCCATAACCGGGGACAATACTCGGCCTTGGAAGGCAGGTCGTGATTGGGAAATACCCACATACCGGCCATCTTGAGTGCGTGGCAACATAATAATGAGTTGCTCTGATGCCTTGGCATAGACCCAAGGCCTGCCACAATAGCTGGTTTCAACAAGTGTCAAGTAGGGTTTCATAGGTATCCTTCTAATAGCATACAAAGAGCAAAGGCTTGCCCCACAGGTCTGTTGGGATCATTGATAACCTGATCCCAAGTTTTCTCTAAGTAGCGGTGGTTGTATCCCTCAAAGTCAATAAGGTAGATGTCCTTGCCCGAGTGCTCGTAGAAGTTTTTGAGCTTCTCAAAGGCTGGTGTTCCAACGACTGCCTTCTTGTAGAGAGGTAAGAAGATTTGGTTCTGAGCCTCCAAGTTGGTTAGCTTCTTGTGCTCCCACCAATGATACAGATGTTTGTTCCAGGCTCCCAATGGGTATTTGATAGGCTGGGGATTAGCCCAGCCAGCTTTGGCCCATTCCCAATAGTGTGGAGCGGGTTGGTCGTCATACCCCGCATACTCTGCATAGATACGTGAGAACTGAAAGGCATTCTCGATGTTCTGTGATACGTAGCCATCATACAAATCCACAGGGCCCAAATTGAATGGGCTGAAATGCCTCCCCCAAGTCTTGGATCGGGAAGTGACGTCCATAGACAAAACGCCTTCAGGAATGGTATGCTTGAAGCTTACAGCATAGATCATGAATGCTTGGACTTCTTCCCCATAACGATATGATGCTGCAACGCTTTGCTTATGATATCCCCAGGGATAGTGAGATAGCCCGTGCATACCGAGCAGTAGGCGTAGTATGTGTCCGAAGAAGGATCACGTTGGTCCCCGGCATAGTGCTGATGAAACACATCATCCGGTTCCACTTCCAACTCTGATCCACACTGACCACACGTGGTGCGATACTTCCATCCACTACAATCTGCTTGCTTGATAACCTTCATCATCGATCTCCATAGGCTGACTGGGCACCCCAACAATCGTTGCATAGACATGCATCAGCGATCTTTGGCTTGCCGCACTGACAATAGTTCGGGTTGTTGGCCTCTCGCTCATCATAAGCTCGGCCTCTGTTCCAACATGTATCACAACAAATGGCATCGAAGTATTTCGATCTGCCACACTGACATCTATCATTACTCATGACGCACCTGCCGCTCTTGCTCGAATGGTATCCAAATCATCATCCACCAACACTTCACCGTTCTCATAGACGGTGCGCATGATGCTACGAGCATGAGCATCGAAATGCATCTTGGTGCCTGACTTCTCGTAATGAGCCTTCTGGTTTTCCGTGATGTCTCCTGGCTTGAATAGCGCCAGAGATACGGTCTGGAAGTTGCCAACAGCATCACGGATCAGATCCAAACGTCCTGCCTTGCTGATCTTACCATGATCAGTGATAGGATCCTTATGGACATCCACTGACACAGTCTTATCACCCACAGTGCGGTAGATATGGCTGCACTTCATAGCCCACTTGTTGGTATCTCGGTTGAGCTGTTGCAAGAGGGCACCCCCCATGCCGAAGGCAATGTTCGAGGCACTATATCCGTGATCCAGCAAGTTGTTGAGGATCTCTTGGATGGAATGCTCGTTGATGCCGTCTCCCTGAATGATGCGGACGTTGTTGAGCACCTTGTAGCCCTTCTTGTTGATGGTGCTACCAAACTTCTCGTCCAAGAGTTGAGCAGTGCGTAGAACAACGGAGGGTGGGTGGCCAGAGTCTGGTCGGATGACAATGGTAGCCCCTGACTTGATGACTTCATCTTTGAGCTGCTCGCCCCACAGATGAGAACAGGCATTCCACAGGTCGTAGCTATCACTGACACAGGCTACCAATCCACCTGGCTTGGCCGTCTTGTTGATCATGTTGCGATAGGCCTCTACTTCGCTGTCCTTGCCCCAGGACGTGACGGAGGAGTGTTCCATGGCTGGGATGCTGAATGCTGCCATCTTGCTGTTGTAGTAGCGATTAGCACAGCGGACGCCTACCACTGTATCAGAGCCCATGAAATTGACCAGGTGAGCTGCCCCACCAATCATGGCACTCTCCTGGGAAGAAACGCCTCGGGAACCGAAGTCGTGAAGCTTGAAATTGATTTCAGCCTGGGGATCGTCCGAGGACACCTTGAGGGCGTCCAGGATAATTTGGCGGATTGTATGGCTTCTTGTAGCCACGGTCGTAGGATACCAGACCGAGCGGAGCAAAGAGGTTTCCAGCCAGGAGACCACCCAGAAGGCTTTGGGGTCGGTGGACTCGACACTGACCAAAATGTTGTGAGTTGGAACGATGGTTCCTTCCGGAACGGCTCGGATACGAACTGGGAGCTTGCCTTTGAGCTTCTTGGCGACATACATCCAACCTTCATAGTTGAAGGGCTCGCCATGGGCCTCGAAGAACTCCTTGGCCTCTTTGACTTCCTTGACGGTAATCCTATGGGTCAGATACTTCTTGAGGTAGTATTGCAGGCCGAAGAAGACTGTGTAGTTATAGCCGCCATCTCCCTGACCACGAGACTCGATGTAGCTGAACATGCTGGTGGTGCCAGGCGGGTATTGTAAGTAGTGGCTTGCCTTGTAGCTGTCTGTGTCAATGATGATGTTTTCCATGATATACTCTCCGTATGTTGATTAGCTTCCCTCTCTGGGAAGTTTGTTTCAGTCATCTTCTCTTCCCCAGTTATCCCAATCAGGTTCCGACCGATTTTCCTTGCTTGCTTTGCGCAAACCCTCAGATAGCTTCTTCAAGAAGCGTTCGGCTTGTTCAGCATCATCCTTACGGGCGTCCAGCACTTTACGAACGGCCGCATCAAACGCAGGATTGTTGATAGGATAGCCATTGGGGCCATTCTCTTCACGTGGAGTGCCAAGTCTCTTACCATAGTCGCGGGCAGGAATTGGGTGGGCACCATTCAGATGCTCGGTGTAGCCGCCTCGGGATCCCTCACTAACCCAATAGGAGTTCTCAGGGGATGCACACTTGCATACCAAATAATGATCTGGTGAACCCATACGTGCATCTTCTCCGCACCTTGCGCCACAGTTGGAACATACATAGTCATTCATAATACTCTCCTTGCTTCGTCCATCAAGGGCCGCTTTACAATCATCGAGGGAATGAGGTTGCCCCACACCATGCTCGGTGCCACAGTCTCGACACATACGCAAATCTGTTTTACACGCCTCACACCATGTTTCACAGTAGTAGCCCCACATGTCTATTTGATGCTCTTTTGACATGCTACCTCACTTGGTAAAGGGTGATCCCACGAAGTAGTCGATGATGTGAGCATGATCCTCAAAGAACTCTTCTTCTCGGGTGTAGAACTCATTGAGCGTCATCCACCATGCCTTATCAGCATCGTCAGATCCCTTGACCTTTGGAAGAGGCCCAAGCCCCAAATCAATGAAGAAGGCGGAGGTTATCGTTCTTCCTCGTTCAGAACGGTCGGGATAGTCGAAGGTATGCTCATCTTTGATGTATTTGTCCAGCTCTTCTTTGCTCAATGCAATAGCTGTCTCTTCCTTCAACTCTCGGAGGGCACCAGCACGGATGGGCTCGAACTCATTGAGGAAGCCGCCAGGTAAGGCAATCTGTCCGCCACCATATGCTTTGCCTCTGCGAACACACAGCACGTGGCCCGACTTGATGACCACTGCATCAACGGTGTGAAAGATGGGCGCGAATGGAGCACCAGACCAATCCTCTTTGGCTTCCCTGATGACATCGAAGTAAGCTTTGAGGTTCTTGAACTTGGTGGTAGTCTTGAAGCCTTCCAAGTATTCCGCAGTCTTGGGATGCACGAACTTCTTGTAAGCGGCATCATGCATGAAGTAAAGGCGGCGAATATCCGTGGCATGAGGCATGCTGTCAATGTTAGGCAGCAAGCGTTTTTCCCACTGAGGGAAAGCCTGCAAGTAGTCGGAGCTATGATCGTGCTCGTGGCCAATCAAGACCACGGACTCCGAGTCGCCCAGGATCTCATTGACCTGACGAGACACGTCAGCCAACCACAAGTGGTTCTTGTAGAGGTAGTCGCGAACAAACACGACCTTGACACGCGCATTCTCCTCTGATGTCAGAGCGGCACGCATCATAGTTTCGCGCTCCTCTCCCGACCAAGGATGGCGAGGGGATGGCGCTTTCTTGTAGCTACCAATAACTACGATGGCAGTTTGAGCTTGGGTCAAGGCCTCTTTGATTAGGGCCATGTGGGCGGCATGAAATGGCTGGAAACGCCCAATGAAAACAGAAAACTCGAATGGTTTGTTCATGATCACTCTCCGTGATGTCGAAATTGAAAACCCTCTCTGGGTTCCCACACAAGATATATCAGCCTATGCCCAAACTTTTCTTTGGAGCATTGACAGGGTAATCCTCGGAAATTACCCTGTCAAGACCGGACAGCTCAAAATCTCTCGAAGATTTGCTGCGCTTTTTGGGCAACGTATTGCTCTCTGCGCTGATTTCTGTCGCCAATTCGTGGGGTTCCCTTCAAGTCGATGTTCTTCTTGCGACCATCGCCTGGGAAGCCAGATGGTTGAGGTTGAGCTGTGCTCTGTGTGCGCAGTTTTTCCACCAAGTGATCCCACCAAAGATAACGAACTCGAACAGTCTCGGACAACACTGGCTTGATCAATCCTGCCACGTGAGTAATTTGTTGTGGCGTGTATTGACCGGCACCAATGGCAGCTACGCTTTCCAAAGACCTGGAAGCCTTACTGCGAGTGCCGTCTCCTGTGTTAGCAACACAGCTCTGGACACTGTTGACGCTGCTGGTCAGATCACCAAGGCTATCATCGCAGGAAAATGAAGCGCTACCCAAAGAGTTGTTGCAAACAACGGCGGAATAGGTGCTATTACCATAGAGGCCACCAGTAGTATTGATATCAGCAACGCTCGTCCAAATTGGGCCGAAATCATACGTGGGATAAGTTGGATACGTGATGTAGGGCCACCAAGTGTGGTGATGGTGGTGATGCTCTTGCTGCAATCTGACTGGCTCTACATGACCTTCTGTAAAGACAGCAGCAGCGATGATGCCTCGGCTGGACATATCGCCATGAGTATGAACTGCTACGCTGTTGTTAGCGCTGGTGAAGATGAAAGCAGCTCCGCCATTGTTATCTTCGGGCCAAGCCTTGACTGTTATGGTGCCGTAGCCATTGACCACCCACATCTGATCGGAAGCGCAAGTATCAGCAGGCTCTCCTGTCAGGATGTCGGTGCCGTCCAAAGACAGCTTGACTTGCACCTTTTGCCAGGTGTGGTTCTTGAAGACGACAGAAAACTCTTCATCTCCGTAAGCTCCCACAGTCTCAATGCCTTCAACGTCATATTTGCGCAGTGAGCGGCCATTGAACTTGGGGTGATGTGAAACGATTTCGAGGGTGTAATTGGGGGACATATTGGGTTTCTCCTGTGGGATAGGGCCGGTAATTCGGCACCTCCACCCTATATATCAACAATTTCACTGGTGCAGTCGTTTTTTTATCATCCATATCATCAATACCAAAGCGACTCATCCTCCACATCATCCTCTGGCTCTGGATTTTCGGCCTTTCTGGGGGCCGCAGTCCAGCCATTTGTGCGGGCCAAAGCATACACTTCGGCCAAAGTCATCTTGAAATCGGCCATGCGTTTGTCAGCCTCTTTCATCAGAGCTGCGCGGGCACCCATGTAATGAAGACCAGAATGACTTGGATGTGGCTCAATTTGGGTGGCATCATATTCCAAAGCCAACTCCTTTGGAAGAGCGGCCTCTGGCAACAAGCGCTTGAAGACGCCACGAGCTGTCTCGTAATCCAAAACACCCACATCCAGCATCTTGGACAAACGACCAGGACGTGTAATGGCGGCATCCATCTTGAACTCATCGGCATTGGTGGTAGCCACGATACGGATATCCAGCAATGATCCCAAGATGCCGTCTCCCAGGTTGAGCAACGACTGCACCGAGTTCATGTTGCCCTCATCTCGGCTGACCAAACATTTGTCGGCATCTTCGATGACCAAAACAATGGGGCCAGAAATGTTGGCATGGTATTGCATCAGGAGCGGTAGCAATTCAGGGCCTGGCAAATTGGTGGCCAAATCAGGCGACACCAAAACAAACAAGGCATCGGGAACTTCCAAAAGCATGGCTCGAATGAGGTGCGTTTTACCCGTGTTATGTGTTATGGTAAAATCATCAAGAAGATATCTTTGATCACAATCTAATGAAAATCCATAATAATCATCTACTGGACATGGCTCTGTAGTAAATCCAGTCAAAAGAACGTTTTTAAACTTCTTTCTTTTATCGGCTAGCTTTCTTTTAATTCGTGTTGGAATAGTAGAAATATCTCCGCTAATATTCATTCTATAATAGATGCCAACCGTTCCATTTTGTGATGATTTTTTACATTTTTTTATATAAGCGGCAAAGCCGAGGCTCCTCGCAAGAAATTCAACATCCTGTGCCAACTTTAATGACTTAGATATATAATCAAAACATGCATTTTTACTATCTAAATGCCCATCACTATCTAATAAACCTCCCAACAATTGTAATCTGTTTTCAACAGATGATGTTTTATATATTCCTGGTATATGTTTTTGACCACATTTAATATTCAATGAAAGATCTTCACACAATAAAGCAAATGGATTTTTCCTCTTTTTGCCGCCATCATCAAAACAAATAGAATATGTTGGACATTTCCCATTATATTGTGTTCGATGCACTGATAATCCAAACTTTTTAGCTTCAACTCTCAATGCCTTTACTACTTCATGATCTGTGGTTGCAACTTTTGGAGTTCGTTGTGTGAGACATCCGTCTCCTATCAAAATACCAACAACATATGGATCGATAGGTAGTTCGTCCACACAATTAAAACTTACGCCGGCCCTTATCAACTTAAAATAACGCCTCTTAACTTCTGGCAAGCTTATCCAGTCCGAAACCTTCATATCAACAAGGCCGCCATCATAACCAGATCTAACTAACGTAAGAATATGATTTTTATTCACTGTCCAAGACTTGCCCTTTTTAGGATTGATTCTAACCATCTCTTCCCTACCACGGCATAAACTCAATACATTCCTAGGAGTGCTGTCTGGCCCCATTAAACGATCTCCAACAATAATATTTTCTACATTTTTAGTAGAACCATCAAACATTAATAATTTTGTTCCTTTTTGATGGCAACCTGCAACTCCTCGCATGATAGCGATGCGGCCAGACGGTGTTTCGGAACACAAATCTTTCACCATGAACTTGTAATCTTCCATGACCTTGGGAGTATAGTTCCCAGCTTCCAAAGCAATGCCAGCATTGCCAATGGAACTCATGGACAAACGACCATTGCTACTAACGATGGCGTAAATGTGGCCCGTGGTCTCGGCCGGAGCCCACTGGGTAGCAAAGTAATCGCGGATCTTCTTGACCAAGATCTCGTCTTGTGAAATGGCATAGACGCTGGTGTAGATACCGCTGATATCCACACTTACCATGCCGTTCTCCCAAATAAAGAGAGCACTGTTTCCGTTGCTGGAAAGATCCTTATACAACAGACGCCCGCCCAACTCGGTCATGAACTTGGCATACTTGTCGCTAATGCTCATGGGGACATCATCCTCGGAGGAGGCGCTCTGCTTGACTTTGCCAGACTTGGCAAAGGTAGAGAGGTGCCCAGAGGACTTGGTCATCATATCCTTCATCAGAGCGGCAGCACCCAATGCATTAGTATCGAAATCGAAGGTGCTATCTCCGGCTGGCAAAAACTCAATGCTCTTCCACAACTTCATGTTCATCTCACTCATGATAACCTCTCAAACATACTCTCATCACCTTTACAGTATTCTCGCAACTTATCCAGCCAAGCTTGGCTCTTGATCTTGAACATAGCCGGCCTTCCGTTGTCATTGCCTTTGGCCACCACACCCTCGAAGGTCATGCCTGGTAGTTTGGATTGCTTGACCTTATCGAACAGTTCCACACTAACATGGCCCTCATAACACACCTTGGGAATGTCCAGGTGCCCAAACAGTTTGATGAACTGGGTAGGAGGCAAGATACCCTGCTTGTAAGGATTGACATCAATCAGCGTGATATCCATGGGCTTCTCGAAGTTGTGATTGCCTGCAAAGCTATCCGGGCCCCAAAACTCGAAGAAGCACAAGGCGTCCTTCCAATTTTGCTCCTGAAACACCATTGTCAAGTCCTGTTCGTATTTTTCTCGAAGCAAAGGGATAGCTCGACCAAATGGCATGGTCTTTTCATCAGTCAGCTGATTGCGCGTGCCGAACTTGTAGAAGCCTTTCTTGCTGTTCCATTCAGCACGGATGTTAGATCCATCAAGCTTGTCGAAAGCATAGATGTAGAGGTCATGCCTGATCTCTTTGGTAATGGACGGATAGTATTTCATGGCTCCTGCTCACAGGAAGGCTTTCAATTCGTGTCTAATGAATGGGACTAATGAACTGTTGCTGTATCGGTAGTCTTTGTGCTCTTCGCACAGACATTCCTCGGTGAAGTCGGTGCTGTTGTGGAGAAGAGTGTAGATAGCATCGTTGGGGCACTCCTTGATGGCGTTGCACTTACGGTTCAGGTAGGCCTGGTGGTGGCCTCCATTGTCCTTCCATACACGATACTCGTAGGCTCTTTGATCCTCGGCAAAGGTAAAGGGAGGCGCATCGAAAGGGCGACCCATCCTGTCTATGACAGTAGGCGGGATCTTGCACTGCATGAATATCTTGCGGAGACACTCTTCACACAGGCTGAACACATATTCGTTCATATCCAAAAGGTGATATGACTCATACCCACCAATTATCTTCATGTTTTCCAAGCCGTGCGGATAGTTTTCATTGAAGGTGCCCATAGGTCGGGTGTGGCCGCCACATAGGTTGCATAGAGAGTCGGCAGGGGGACGCACCCACAATGAGTTGTTGCAAGTCGCGCATACCTCCTTGGCTCGGCGTGCCCAATCCCAGCTTTGACAGGGGGCGCAGCGAACATAGCCTTCGGGAATTGTGGGATCTTTTTCTTCCATGTCTTATTGCAAACCGGTCAATATCTGTTCTTCACGCAAGCGGTAGAGGGTCTCGCCATTATGCTTGACCTCCATAGCGGATGCTTTGTGGAATAGGACGCGGTCTCCTTCTTTTACTTCCAAGGGCACAATATGGCCGCTGTCAGTGATAAGGCCAGAGCCTACGGCTACTACCTTGCCCTCAACAACACCGTCCTCAACGGTAAGTGGCTTATAGAGCAAGCCCCCGGCTACCTTCTCATCGCCCTTGATAATGGATACGAACACGACATCTCTCAATGGTCTCAACATGATATTCTCCTTATCACCCACATATATCAGAGGCTTCAGCCTCGATGATCCTAATCAGCTGCTCAAAACAAAACTTGACCTGCTTACGGTCGCAGGGTTCGACAAACCTGATGTCGAAGTGGTATCTACCTTCGTAATCCGAGAAGTCCATCTTCTTGATTTTCAACATGCGACAAGCTGCGGTGATGAGGGATAGAGGGACTACCTCGTCCGTCTTGATACACTCTTCCTTGGCGATGTTCAACACCTTGATCTGTAAGTTGCTGAAATACAGTTTCTTGTATTTGGCTATCTTATTCTCTGACCAGTTGAACTGCTTGCAATACTCAAAGAAGGGCTTGTTGCCCCTGCGATTGTTGCAGTCAGCACAAGCAATGGTCAGGTTGGTGGTATTGAAGGTGCCTCTCTTACTATCGGGAACGATGTGTTCCAGTGTCAGCGTCTCTTGCGTCAGCACCATGTCGCAGTAGCAACATAGCATGCCATCTCGTTCGATGACATATTCCTTGATGCGTTTGTGTCTCTTTCGTTCTTGTATACCCATTAAAATCCTTAACTTAAAATAATCTTCCAGGCGAAACTTTGATCAAAATCATCCAATGCACCTGATATATAACATTGGGATACAACATGTTTATTTATACTATCACAAACAAACTGAACAATAAGATATACATTGGACAAACAATTCAGAAAAATCCGCGTTCCCGATGGAGAAATCATGTCTATGAAGCAAAGCACAATAAGGAAACGCAGTGCGTGGTAGATAAAGCTATCGCAAAATATGGAACAGAAAACTTCGAGTTTTTGGTCATTGAGGCACATTCTACATCAGAAGAGTTAAACCAAGCCGAGATCTATTGGATAGAGCACCTACGAAACGCATTAGGAAAAGAAAACGTCTATAATCTATTGGACGGTGGGCAAAACGGGAAACATTCAGAAGAAACTCGAAAAAAGATGTCAGAAAACTCCCCAAAATATTGGCTAGGCAAAAATCTTCCAGATGATATGAAGGAAAAAATAGCACATGGAAATAAAGGAAAGGTCATTTCCGAAGAGGCAAAACAAAAATCATCAGCAACTCAAAAGGGAAGACCATCACCACACAAAGGAAAACCTAAGCCCATTGGTTTTGGCGATCAAATGTCTCAAAAAAAGAAAACATTTACAGACGAACAGGAGCAAATAATAGCTCATAAACACTTTGTTGAAAAAATAACAATGGAAAACTTGGCAAAGGAATATCGGGTTGGTATTGGCACCATACATAGGGCAATACAGCGACATAAATCAGCTACATCAGATGAGCAAAATCATTGACAGTTATTAATCTCCACCCCTTATCATCAAAGTATAGCTTAGTAATGGATGTATTTTCTATGGTTAATCGCCAAGTAAAACTTTGATCGAAACCCATAATATAATGTAGAAGGCACTTAATTGTCATGCCATGCGAAAACACCGCAATGTTCATGGGTGTAATTCTTTCGCTGGCATAGGACTGAATGTCCTTGTTGTATAGAATGGCCTCTTCTAACCATTGAGAGGCTCGGCGTTCCACCATGTGCATGCTCTCACCGTTGGGCGGCAAAAAAGCATTGGTCATGGCTGCCATTCGTAGCACCACTGGCATAGTATGTGTCTCTGCACGGGAGGCATGCATCCAATCCCCTGCGTCATACTCTCGTAGTGGCGGGGCAAAGACGATAGGGATCTTGTTGGCGATAACAATGTTGGCGGTGTCTTTGGCTCGATCATAGTCAGAAGAGAAGGCGCGGTCAAACAGCACATCCTCTCTGATCAGCCTATCGTGCAACATTTGGGCCTGCCAACGACCATGCTGGGTCAGTTGGGAGTCTGGCTCCTGACCGAGAACATCTGGCAGAACATTGGTTTCTGTTTGTCCATGACGTATCAGATGCAGGTAAAACTCGTTGTGATGTAGCATTAGGATGTTCTTCCAATCGTTAGGTGGAGCCCGAACCTGGGCTCTCGTGATAGGCCATACTTCTCTCGCAAATCTAGGAGGTAAGGGCAGGTGGTTTTGAGCCAGAAGTATTCGGCGTTGTTTTGCACGCCCGCATCATACTCGAACTCTACCAGCTTGCCATCATCCAAGCGCCATAGCTTGTTGTTGGGAACGACCTCCCCTCTGATGATGCTAATGTGGGCGCCCCAAACAGGACGTGTTAGCTTGCCTGATAGTTTGCCATTGAGGTAGGGGTATTGCATGGTGTAGAGGTGTCGATAATAGCGGGATAGCTCATCATCGCACATGAGGACAAGCCATCGTTCCGAAGATGCAAGATGCGTTCTGGGGCTATATGTCAGTTTGCCAATGGACTTCATGTTTGTCTTTCAATGAGTTAGGCAACATCCGATATATAGTGAGTAGCACTATTCGGCAATGGTGTAGTGGCTATCACGGTCTCCTCCGAAGAGACAGACATCGGTTCGATCCCGATTTGCCGTACCAGATCACTTATTCAGGGACTTCCTGTACAGCTGACAATGATGAAGGAACTCATCAGTTGGCGGAACGTTAGGCTTGGGATCCACTTTATCAGGCAGCAGATCCCAAAGCTCTGGGACATACCAACACAGATTATGACCTGATGCATCGCGATGTTGTCGAATGCCAGCTCGAAGTTTCTTGACCTCGGTTTGTAGCTCTTGCATCGTCATGCGTTCAATGTCATCGTCAATCACGGAGAGCACCGCCCTTGTTGCCCCAATACTCCGCGTAATATTTGATGTCCTCCTGGATTTGGGAAGGACGATCATTGAGACGGTTCCAAAACTCTTTGATGATGGAATGAGACATATCGTCTGGATGGATAAAGCCTAGCGACTTCATGTGTTCCAGTAAAGGGCCGCCCTTCCATAGATCCCAGTTATTGCGAAGCCATTGTCCCAGACCGTGATGAGTGTCCCCTAACTCATCCTCGGTCATCTTAGTAAGCTGGGCCTGTTCCTCAATGGACAGTATTTTGGTGAGCGCTATCATGCACTCTTCCAAAGTGGTCGGCTTATCCATTCTTCTTGGAGATAGCTGCAAGCTGTTGAATGGGATCTGGCTGTGGGTTGGCATACACCAAGAAAGCCTCGGCCACACTCTTCAATGCCACGTCCAGGTTATCGGACTCAGCCTTGCAAATGACGACCTTAGCCTTGTTAGCGGGGGCTCCCTTGGGGAAGCGCACGATAGAGCAGTAGAAACTGCGGGGCAGGCGCGAAATGGTCAGGTTGGGTTTGATGCCGTCTTCCTTGAACTTGAAGGAGATCGCGCTGGTCAGTTTGTCGATGAGTTGTTGCGTTGTATCCATTGTGTTGTTTTCTTTCTGTTGTTTGATGTCATTCTTCCAATAATCATTCCAGTAATCCACTGTCTCTTGGGACAGGCCTTCCATAACCAGCAAAGGCAGATCTTCTTCCGACATATCGCCCTTGTCAATTAGTTCCTGTATCTTGCGCGCTTCTGCACGCAGCTTCTTCTCGTTCATGATGCGCCCTTCATTTTGTCTGCCACATGACGAATAAAAGCGTCAGTAGGCGTTTCTGCACGAGTTATACCAGTCATCTTGGCGACCTCTTCTGCGAGGTCGTCTTTCTTGTTGGCAATGCCTTCCCCTACTTGGCAGCGAACGAAGTTGATAACCTCGATGTCCCCACCCAGTTTGGTTCCAAGATTTGCAATCACTTGCTTGACAGTAGTCTTGGCTACTACCACGGACTCTTGTTCCAGCAGGCATACATCCTTATACCACTTGCTAAACTTGCCTTGCAAGATTTTGTCCCACATCTTCTCTGGCTTGTTTTCCTCTTTGAGCTGCGTCTCGAAGATAGCCTTCTGACGCTCCGTCTCATCTGGACTGATGCGCTCTGGTGATACAGCCAACGGGTTCATGGCACAAATCTGCATAGCCAAGTCCTCGCCCAATGCCTTGAACTCTGGACTATCAGCAGCAATCTCGGAAGGTGCTGACATGGTAATGAGCACGCCAATCTTTTGGTTAGAGTGCAGGTAGGAGAACACTCTGACCTTGGGATCCATAGCCTCTTCCAGCCACCACCTACGCACCACGACATTTTCCTTGGTAGTAGCTACCACCTCTTGACGCTTGGCTTCCATGAGGTCAGCAGAAAATGGATGACCCTCTTCTGCACATGCAGCTAATCTGATGCCAGTGTTATGCACAAAGACGCGGAAGTCTTGGCTGTTGGCTACGAAATCAGTCTGACAATTCACTTCCACCATGCTAACTCGGCTGGGCGCAAAGGAAACGATGTCGATCAATCCTTCGGCAGCCACCTTGCCAGCACGAGCACTGACGATGTTGAGGCCCTTGACCTTGATGATATCTACGGCCTTCTGCAAATCACCGCCTGCTTCTTCCAGGGCGTCCTTGCAATCTTTCATGCCAGCAGCAGTCAGGTTTCGTAATTCTCGGAGTAAATCGTTGTTCATGTTGCACCTCATCGTAAGTCTTGCACAATCGTGTGTCAAGGGGAAAAATCTTCGGGAATTATTTCGGCCTCGACCAATATCGGACCATATAACCAAACAATCAGGAGGCTCCATGCTCATTGCCGTTATCAACCAATCAACTCTGGTAAGCAACGATCAAGTCAATACTATGTGCCAAGCAATTCAAGTCCAACTTGCTTCACATGTTTTCCCTGCCTGGGATTTAGCCAACGGAACCGTTCAGTTCTTCGCTGACCAATCAAAAGTTCCAAGCACTGCATGGAAAGTCTCTATGCTCGATAACTCCACACAAGCTGGTGCGCTGGGATACCATGCACTTGATAACGATGTCATTGATGGCTTTATCTTCGCTGGCCCTGTGTTGCAAAGTGGCGGTGTTGCTCTTTACGATGCCAACAATCCACAGAACACCAGTGTTGCTTCGGTATTGAGCCATGAAGTGTGCGAGATGGTAGGCGATGAGTATGCCAGCTTTTGGGCAGACGGGCCAAGCATTATGGCACAAGATGGTCAGGTGTATAACCAGTATGCTTTGGAACTATGCGACCCAGTGGAAGGCAACTCTTACGTCATTGATGTTGCTGGCACCAAGGTATCAGTTTCCAACTTTGTCCTGCCAACTTGGTTCGACCAAGAAGCCACAGCTGCTGATGCTCCGTTTGACTACCTGCATCTCTTGACCACTCCGTTTTCTATGACAGAAGGTGGATACATGATCGTTCGCATGGGCAACAATGTTCAGCAAGTTTTCGGAGCCAAGGTATCTCCACAAAAGAAGCTGGATGTAGCTGGCGAATGGTATCGCAGATCCTAATCGATCACTGGAAGATAGAGTAGGTCTTCAACTTCTGCACCCAATGCACCGCCTCTTCATGAGTTAGGTCTTCCAACTGGAATGTCTTCATGATGCGCTTTTCAGAGGCGTCTTCGGCTTCCACTATGTTAGCCTCACGGTAAGCGGTGAAGAAGATGAGATGGTAGTTTCCTTCTCTCAATGTTTCGGACTCTACTACACCATTTTCCATACATCTCAATGAATACTTCTGACAGTGTATGCATAGGTAGCTGTTTCCCAATTCTGGAGTAGGGATAGTCTCTTGGCAAAACTTGCAGTTGCTAATGGTCATGTCAATCCTGGAATAGTGAATAGTTGGAGCGGATGGCGGGGCTCGAACCCGCGACATTTTGCTTGGCAAGCAAACATTCTACCACTGAATTACATCCGCTTATATTCTACATCACTCACTTGAAGAAAGCCTGTTTCCTCTTTACCTTTGATGGTTAGTTGAAAACAACGATCTTTACTATCTGGCGCTGGCGATATGTAGATGGTGGTCGTTTCCAAAATCCAACCCCTCGCCACTAACTTTTCGCATGTTTCAAGAAGTTCAGGATTACATGTGGCAAAAACTGACCCATCATTATGGGCAACTTTCACCCCAACCAGAACTTGCATAAATGCCTCTTGCTTATCCATTTGGAGCGGGCTATGGGACTCGAACCCATGGTGATGTTTGCTTGGAAGGCAAATGCAGTCGCCGCTGTGCCAAGCCCGCGTATCCTCTAATATATCAGTCTATGCCTAATTTCGCCTGTAAGATAAGCCCTTCTACCGCTCCTGTCAAGTCCCCATTTTTGGCCCTAAAAGACAGGCGTTTTCCCCACTTCCCATATGCTACTAATACGCTATATCGGTAAGTAAGCTTTCAACAATGAGGATAATATGACCACTATTCCACTT